GTGCGAGAGAAGCTGACGGCGCGCCGACTGAACAGCCTGGAAATCACCGGCAAGGAATACGAAGTCCACGATACCACCGTGCCCGGCCTGTTCGTGCGCGTGACCGCTGCCGGGGCAAAGTCCTACGTTGTGACCTGGGCGCGTGGCCGCAAGAAGGCGCTCGGCCGTGTCGGCATCCTGACGCTTGAGCAGGCACGGGAAGAGGCGCTGCAGTACCTCAACGAAGCCCGCAAGCACGGCGAGCCGCTGGCAGTCACCCAAGGCCGCCGCGGTGCAGGCACCCCTACCCTGCGCAGCTTCATCGATGACCACTATATGCCGTGGTTCAAGGCCCACCACAAAGGCCACGAGAAGACGCTGCACACGCTCGACACTGGCTTCGAGCCGATCATGCGCCGCCGCCTCGATGAGATAACCGGCCGCGATCTGGAGCGGATCCGAACCGCTTGGCTCAACGGTGGCAACAAGCCCGCCACCGCTAACCGCAAGATGGGCAGCATCAGCGGGGTATTCAGCCGCGCTGTGGAATGGGCCTACCTGCCAGTCTCACCTCTGGAGAAGGTCAAGCAACTGAAGGTCGATTCGATTGGCCGCATCCGCTACCTGTCGAAAGACGAAACCAAGGCGCTTAGGGACGCGTTGGACGCACGCGAGGAACGAATCAGGGCAGAGCGTGACCGCGCAAACGAGTGGCGCTCAAAACGCAGCAGAGAAGCCCTGCCGGACCTTCGCGCCCTCGCCTTCGCCGATCATCTGAAACCGATGGTGCTGCTATCGCTCAATACCGGCATGAGACGCGGCGAGCTGTTCAACCTGCGATGGCAGGACGCGAACCTACAGGCCAAGACGTTGACCATCGCCGGCGAAGGCGCGAAGAGCAGCGAGACGCGGCATATCCCGCTCAACGCTGAAGCACTAGCCACGCTTCAAGGATGGAAAGACCAGGCGAGCGGTACCGGCTACATCTTCCCGGGTGAAGACGATAAGCCCATGACGGACGTGAAAACCGCCTGGCTGGAGTTGCTGAAGAACGCCGGCATCGTCGGCTTCCGCTGGCACGATATGCGCCACGACTTCGCATCGCGGCTGGTGATGGCTGGCGTACCGCTGAACACGGTGCGGGATCTGCTGGGGCACGCGGATATCAAGATGACGCTCCGCTATGCCCACCTTGCACCGGATAGCAAGGCGGCAGCGGTTGAGCTCCTCTAGTTGAGGAGAAGTGTCTCGTCTTCGCCTTGGCCCAAGGCCCGCCGCTGGAATCGAGAGAAATCGAACGTAACTCCGAACTCAGGCCCCACCTCTTCGATGTGACCTCCGTAGAGCTTCTCGATCTCTTGCAGAGTCGGCGCCGGTGCGGGCAAACCCTCCGCCATCAATTCGCTGCGCTCTACGATCAAAGGCCAACCAATTTCGGCCGCTCTCGGGATCAGCGAAATCTGTGTGACGGTCCCGGCGTTGTCCCGCGAGACACCAATGCATATAGCGGAAGATTGCAGCAGCAGCTCAAGTTTGCAGCTTTCATCGTACGAGAGCAGATGCGGCGCCAGGCCAGCTAGCCAAACGATACGTTTCCACTCCTGCGGGCACCACAGTACCCCAATCAGATCCGCCACCTTGATCTCGGGGCGCCCCCGAATATTCATCGACGCTTGCTTAGCGGCTTCCTGAACCGCTGACTCCAACGTCTTGGCGATCGACTTGCCTGAAGCGCGAGCCAATAGCTCTAGCAGGTACTTCTCCCTAGGCTCCATGCGGGTCGTAAACGTTTCCGTCTTCTTCACTGTGCCGGTTTTCTTTGCCATGAGACGCCTCCTATCAATGGACGCATCGTAGCCTATCCATGTGTCACGCACCTATTTGACAACATTTGTTGTCACTTATGAAAAGGAGCGCTATAGTTCTGTTGCGGCCGGTACTGGCCGTGACTGTCCAGAGGAAAAACCATGAGCCAACTCGCAACGCTGCAACCGCTCGCAGTCAGCCCTGAAGAGGCTGCTCACGCATCGGGTACAACCAGAACCGCCGTATACGAAGCCATCGCCCGGGGCGACCTGATGTCGTTTAAGGCAGGCAGGCGCCGCCTAATCCTGATTGAGGAACTGCGCGCCTGGCTGAACCGTATGGCGAAGGACAACGCACGATGAGCGCCCGTTTTGAGGCCCTGGAACGGGCCTTCCATCTAATCGACCGCAGCGGCAAAGTCATTGGGTGGCTGGCCCTGCCAACCAACACCCGACTGATTGATCTCGAACACCTGCGCCACCTCGGCGCCTCTCGACTGGAGCTAGCTAAATGAATACTGCAACGACCGAAACAGTGGATGAAATCGACGCGTACGACCTGGCGACCTATGCGCGCGAACACGGCAAGTGGCTTGGCTCGATAGCCCGATCGATCCAGCTCAACTGCAAGCACAAGAACGGCCGCGATGCGCTGGACCTCGCCAACCTGGCGCAGTACCTCGCCGACGATCTGAGCAACTACATGGATTGCGAAGCGGAGCGCATCAAGCGCGTGGGGGGCCTGCAATGAGCCACATCACTGATCGCGAGGCGTTCGAGATGATCCAGCGCAACACCGCGGTGCTGACGAACGCCGGCAAAGGGTTGGAAGGTATCGGCCGGCTATTGGGTGCCGACGAATCGGAGCATCACCTAAGCGACGACGACCGGAGCAGCCTTGCGTATGCGGTGGCCGCCCTGGGCTCGATGATCTACGCGGCCGCCAACGAAGCATGGGGCTACGCCGCACCGGACAGGGACGAATGGACATGAGAAAGGAAGCAGAGAGGAAACCCGAAGCGGTGCTGCAACACCGCCAGGGGCAAACACATTGGACTGCACCAAGTGAGGACTGAACTATGCCATCACACTCCGCAACCGAGCAAGACCGGCGCCTTCTGGAAGCACTGAGAATTCATCCAGTGACGACCATCGAAGCAGCCAACGATCTGGATATTGTCCATCCGCCGAGCACGGTTCGCCGCCTTCGTCGACGGGGCTTCGATATCCGCACGCAATGGGCCTACCAGGCCACTGAGGCAGGACGGCCACCGCACCGCGTGGGTCAATACGTCCTGATGCAAGAAACAGCGGCCTAGCGGCCATAACGCTGGCGGGGCGCCCTGCCCTGCCGGCTCTAGCACGGGTTCGTTATGGCCAAGAAAAAGCCAAGAGTTAATTGGGGGCCGATGGGCGCGCTATCGCTGCCCAAAGCGCTAATGGCTCAAGCCGATTTCCGCGACCTTTCACCGTCTGCCCTGAAGGTACTCATGGTGCTCGGCTATCAGTACAACGGGCGCAATAACGGCGATCTGGCAGCTACTCACACGATGATGGAGAGCTGGGGCGGGATGGCAAAAGCTACGCTTGCCGGCGCGCTGAAGGAGCTTCAGGAGCGCAACCTGATCACGCGCACTCGGCAGCACAACCGGAGCAGAGACGGAGCGCGCCCGACCCTATTCGCTTTGTCGTGGGAAGGCATCGACGAATGCCCTGGAAAGGATCTTGAGGTGCCCCCCTCACCGGTGCCGAGACGAAAACTGGCCGTGTAATTCGTTTTTTCTAGTTCAATTTTTAGCCCTGACTAGTTCAAAAATTGAACCGCTGTTTTCCTGTTTCGTCCGGTTGTTTTTTCGATGCGCCGTTAGTAGTTCAAAAACTGAACCGTAATCGCACTTTTTGGTGGTTTTGTAGGTTCAAAAACTGAACACCCTTATACATATACCACCCTATACCCAGCTTTCAGCGGGGATTGGGGCGAGGAATCAGAATGACCAACATCGTACCAATCGACCCCGACACCGGGATCATCACCGACCAGGGCGCGCACATCGACGCATTCGGCCAGGCGATGCTGCTCGGCATCTTCTCCGACCTTTGCCAGCTCCGTGACGGCGAGATGGAGCAAAACTGCGCCATCGTCCTGGACGGGATCGCGAAGCGCCTGGGCAAGCTGCTGGAGCGCTACGAACCATGAAGCTGGGAGAACGCGCACTGTTCGCCAAGATCGCGCCAATGGTCGCCCACTGTGACGGAGCGATCGCCGCGCTGGAGATGTACCAGGCCGACGCCGACCGCGGCGAGCTGGATACCAAGATGCTGTCGGGATTCCTGCAAGGCCTGTTCGCTGCCGGCGTGCTCAGCGACGAGGATCTGGCGACACTCGACACCAGGCGCATTCACTGACCAACCAGACCCCGCCACCGAGCGGGGTTTTTCATGCGCTCAGAACTGAGCACGTTTCGTGCACCAAGCGTTCACCGATCGTTCAACACCTGTTCAACAACCGTTGAAACCCAACCCTAACCGGCTGGGTTATCGCTGGGTTTCCACTGTGTAGGAATCAACACACTGTGTCGTTTTCGACACGCGAGACAGACCAACCTGTCCGACTCGGACCAGATCGGCGGTTTCCCACGATCAAGACCGGGGGTTTCCCGCTATCAAGGCAGAGGGTATTCCCCAGAACTGGGGATATCTCACCGAGACCAAACCGTCTCAGTGAGACCAAAACGGCTCACTCGCCGTACAACGAATGACCGTTCGTCGGGAATTTTCAGGACAAGAACGAAACCGAACGAACCCGGACAGCAGAGCGGGATTAGCCATAAATCAGCGCTGGCCAGCACCAAAAAAGCCCCTAATATGTAGCCATTAAGACGTCACGTCGCCATAGTTTACATATAGAGGCCAACCATGAACCAACCCACCCCGCCACGCGGCCGCCAACTTCTTCCGACCCAGCCGGAACAGCGCGCCTACCTGAAGAGCATCCGTGAGGCCGCTGACCGGGGCGACCTTAGCGCGATGGCGTCCGCACTGTTCCTGACCAAGCTTGCCGAGCAGATCGAAGCGACCGAGGAACTTGGCAGCCAGATTCGCCGGCTGACCATTACGGTAGAGGCTGAGGCCTCCCGCCAGCGCTCGCGCCATACCCAAGAAGATATGAACGCCGCCATCGGCAATTTCCGAAGCACGGTTTTCGCAGCCCTGGACCGCGCACAGGCCGCACAGGAGCTCGAAACCAAATGAGCGCCGTCAACAACCCGTCGAACCAGAAGAAGCGCGAGGAAGCCGCTGAGATGCTGAAGCGCTACCGCGCAACCGCTGAACGCATCCCAGGCGGGTGGCGCGTTAAAGGGCCGAAGTCAGACCTTCGCGTCTCCGATCTCGCCTATCTGCTGGAGAGCGATCTGCGATGAAACGAACCATCGAAAGCCCTGTGCGTGATGCTCGTGGGTTTTCACACCGCCTGGCAGGACTAGCTCCCCTGATTGGCGGCACTTCCCGTAAGCCGAGTGATTCGGGGCACGGCGAAGCAACGAGCATCCGGCCGCATCAGCGGCACCACAGAATTTCGAGGAACACTAAATGACTGATTATGCAGAGCAGGTAAAAAGCAAACTGGCGGAGATCAACGAGTTCGCCACCAACCGCCTGGAAAAAGTCGACGGCGAAATCAAGACTCTGCGCGAGCAGATGATCGATCTTGCGCAGAAAGGCGGCATTCCGAACGGTTTCGGCGTGAAGGCCAATAACGAGTCGGTCGCAGCGCAGTTCGTGCAATCGCCGCAGTTCAAGTCGATGCTGACCGGCGCGCCTACCACTGGCCGCGTGGAAGTGAAGGCAACCATCACCAGCGCAACCCATGACGTGCAGGCAGAACGCGCACCGGGCCTGTTCAACAACCCGCAGCGCGCCCTGTCTCTGCTGTCGGTTCTGCCGAGCCTGGCCGTCAATACCGGCGTGTTCGAGTTCATGCAGCTCAACGGCTACGTCAACGCTGCCGCCGTCCAGGTAGCGGAAGGTGATGAGAAGGCTGAGGCATCGCTGCCGACCCAGATCGTGCAGGCCAACATCAGCACCATCGCGCACTGGATCAAGGCATCGAACCAGATCCTGGCCGACGCCCCCGCCCTCTCGATGCAGATCGACAACTTGTTGCGCTACGGCGTGACCGCCAGGCTCGAAAGCGAGCTTATCAACGGCGCAGGCGGTGCCGGCAAGATCCTGGGCCTCGTTCCTCAGGCTACCGCGTTCGTTCCGACCCTGACCGCCAAGGCTGACAAGATCGGCGAAGCGAAGGCCGCAATGGAAGCGGACGGCTGGGTGCCGAGCCTGATCGTGATGAACCCGGCCGACTGGTTCGTGATTGCGTCCGAGCGTGCTACCGATGAGCAGTATGTTCTGGGCAGCCCGCGCGACCCTGCTGGCCCGAGCCTTTGGGGTATCCCGGTCCTGACCACTCCGGCCATCGCTTCCGGTACCACGCTGATTCTCGATCAGTCACAGGTTGCTGTGCTGAACCGCGAAGGCGTAACCGTGATGGCCAGCCGTGAGGATGGGACCAACTTCACCACGAACCAGACAACCATCCTGGCGGAAGCCCGCTATGGCCTGGCCGTGTTCGCTACCGGTGCCCTTCGCAAGATTGTCGACGCTGGTTAAACGGTGATGTCCCGCTGCCGGAGCGGCCCGTAAGGGAAAGTCCGGCCCTGGATATAGTCGTGAGTCGCCAGGTCATGAAAGAACCGCGACAGCCTGCACGTCAAATCCTCGGAGTTCTCGCCTCCGGACGGTGGCAGGCAACTAATTCACTTGAGGCAGCCATGAAAGACCTGATCGATTTCCTCGGTATCTACCGCGCCAGGACGCTGCCCAAGGCACCCAAGCAGGACGGCAAGGCGTACCACTACGCGCCATCCACAAAGGCCGTCAGCGAGCTCAAACGATGGCCTGCCAGGTGGTAGGGGGTAGTCCGATCCTCGAGCCGTCTCGGGCCAAAGACCGCGAACGAAGTCTCGCTTCAATTCTTCGTCTAAATATCGAGCCAAAACACATGACCGACGCCCCGTTGTGCGCGCGTCAGGCGCCCGCTCGCGCGAGGCTGACGAAAGCACAGAAAGCCGAAATAAACCGCAAGGCACACGCCGCTGCCCTGGAGTTCGAGCAGCAGGAACGCCAGCGCCTTACCGACGAGGCGTTGACCGCCCCCGACAACCATCCTGGTGAACCAAATGAGTAAATCACTCGGAACCCTGACACTCGATCTCGTAGCCCGAACAGGCTCGTTTGTCAGCGGTATGGATAAGGCCGAGCGCAGCTCTGAGAAGTGGCGCAAGGAAGTAGAGAAGAACGCCAAGGCTGTCGGCGCAGCTTTCGGCGCTGGATCTGCCGCGGCGATCGCAAGCCTCACCGCCATCACCGTATCGACGGTGAACGCAGCGGCTGAGATCAGCAAGCTATCGACCATCGCTGGCTCGTCGTCCACTGAGTTCCAGAAGTTCGCAGCCGGCGCTCAGCTCGTTGGTATCGAGCAGGACAAGCTCGCCGATATCCTGAAGGACGTAACCGACAAGGCCGGCGAGTTCGCGGCAACTGGCGGCGGCGGCATGAAAGACTTTTTCGAGCAGATCGCCCCGCAGGTTGGCGTCACGGCTGACCAGTTCGCCGCCCTATCCGGCCCGCAGGCGCTTGGCCTGTACGTCGACACGCTGGAGAAGGCCGGCGTAAGTCAGCAGCAGATGACGTTCTATATGGAAAGCCTGGCATCTGATGCCACTGCGCTGATTCCGCTACTGAAGGACAACGGCGCAGCCATGAAGGGTTTCGCCGATGAGGCCGAGCGCGCCGGCGCCATCTTGAGTGAACAGACCATCGCGGAAGCCAACAAGCTCCGGGCTGCGATGTTCCTGATGGACCAAGCAACGACAGGTCTGAAGAACCAGATCGGCAGCGCATTGATACCCGTCCTAGGCGACTTCGCAGACGGGCTTTCCGGCGTCACTGTGGATGGCAGCCTTGCCGCTACCGTTTCGGAAGACCTGGCCGGATCGCTTCGAGCGGTTGGTAAGGCAGCAGTCGGCGCAGTGGCAGCAATCCACATTGCCGGCAGCGCACTGAAGGACCTTTACGACCTGAACGAGGCGTCCAAGGGTGGCGGTTCCTGGTGGGAGACCTACCTTCCGCCTGTACGGATCTACCGCGCCTTCGAGAGTATGGACGAGATCAAGGAGACCTTTAGCGATAGCGTCTATGGCCTCGACCAGCTTGCGCAAGGTTACGGCGAGTTCCTGAATAAACTCGACGGCCAGGGCAGCGGCGGCGGCGGATCAACCCGCCTGGAAACACTCACCGAGCTATTTAACGAGCTGCAAACCACTTGTAGCGCCGCGCGAAAAATCGTGGCGCTGTGCGCGATAAATGCCGAGTGTTGATTCTTTCACATACGGCAATTGAATTGCCAAATCATGGAGGTGGTGGGTTCGTGTGAGCGAACTGCCACCGCTGTCTATGCAGACTCTCAATCCCTCCTCGTACTGACCAGGCTTCTGCAACAACCTGACCGACATATGTGGTCGCCAGTGTTGCAGTGGTGCCGATGATAGCCGTCTGGCTAGCCAGAACCGCGTTGGTATCAGCACGCAGCAAGCGGCAGCTGTATGTTGTGCCCGCCTCAGGGCCGACACTGCCCATGACTGTGTCGATGAGTTGGTCAGCCTGGCTGAGTCGATCCCGGTGCGCCCACGTCATCACCACATCACCGACCACGCTCGTCGGGTACGCTAAACCACCAATCCTGAACTGCCCTGGCGGATACGGCCGGCCTTGGCGGCCAGCCAACGCCAGCGAGTCTGTGGCCGCCAGCCCCTCTGCCAATTGCCCATCACTGGTATTTGTCAGCAGGCGCGCCTGAACGCTTACTCCGCTGGTGTATTCAGTCTCGTCCGCTCCCTCAAACCCGTCGTAGAACCAAATGCGAGCGCCTGCGGCATGCTGCGCCGGCACGGTGTCAACGCAGCCGCGGCCTAGGGTGACCTGGTTGGTGGTGAGGTTGACCGCATCGACCCGCACGATCTCGTCATCGAGCAGCGCAGCCTGCCCAACAACGACCTGGTCGAGATCGATCGCACTGGCCAGCGCCGTGACGGTGGGGCCAGCCTCTGCCGGCATTGCACTGACGAGCAGCGCGGTCGGGCACCAATCGCCGGTACCGCGCTCGGTGAACGCGCCCGAGGCACCTGGGCGAGTCACCAGGGTATAACTCAGCGAGAGGCCGGACGGCCGGGCGGCCAGGCTGGTCAGCCAAGCCGCCGTTACGTCGACCAATTCCAGGTTGGCCTGGTCGATCAGCCCGGCCAATTCGCGGTACGGCACCTCCATCAGCCTGCGCAGGCTCGGCGCGTAGGGCGTCCGATCGGGCGGTACGTAGCCGCTGGGCGGTACCGCGACGAAGGATGCCGAGGGCAGGCCGAACACGTCCTGCAGAGCAGTGATTGTGATCGCACCGTTGCCCAGCGTGCCGTCCTCGATGCGCCCGGCGCGCACTACCACTTCGGCGATACCGCGCTTGAGCGAGCGGATGCGGAACGGATCGGCCGGCCCGATCTTGGCACCTCGGCGATCCAGCTTGACCTTGTACTTGCGTAGGTTGCTCGCCTTAACCCGCATATCACGCTGCACTACACGGGCGGCCAGATCACCAGTCGGCAAACCTGGGTAGCTTTTAGTTTCAGACGACGGGCCACCTTGAACCTGGGAGATCGCTGGGTTGACCGCTCGCGCACGGCGAGTCTCGCCAGTGATTGCGTCAGTGAACTCGACGTAGAGCTGGCTGGGCGCCAACACCGCGCTGCCGGTCTCGTCGTCCTCGATACTGAGCAGGCCGCTGTCCTCATCGAACAGCGGAATATCTGCGACGTTATAGTCATCGCGGATCAGCTTCAGCGTGATCAAGCCGGTGTTGCGATCGGGCCCGCAGTACGCGCCGATGTGGTCAGTGATCTGGTCACGGAAGTCCGCGAGCGTGCCGGCCGAGCGCTTCCAGCCCAGGCACAGACCGAATCCTTCGTTATAGAGCTTCAGCGCCGCTACTCGAAACGCGGCGTCATCGAGCATTGCGCGATCGAGGCCTAGGCCGTTCTCACGGTTTGTGTAGACCTCATAGAGCATGTGGGCCGGGTTCATGGCTCGAACCTGGCCACCGGCCAGGTTTATCGCGCACGTCTCCGGGTACCAGACGCCGCCGTCCCAGTCACTGGCGCGCCGATAGACGAGCATCTCCCACGGCTTGGGGTACGGGTTCATCGACGTAACAAGGCCGGAGTAGAAGAAGCCGGCGAAGCCGCGGAAATTCGGCACCAGCCCCCCGCCCAGCGCTGCAACCAGGCTCGGGTTCGCTGGTTGATCCTCATCACCCATCATCAGGTCGAAGCGCCCCTGGAGGCCACCTTCGCCCTTGTCACCACCGAACAGGTTCGGGGAGTTTACGCTGATGCTTTGGCTGGTAGTGGCATTGCCAGACCAAGCAGTCTTGCCGCTTGCGCGGATCTGAAGAAGGCCGTCGATGGCCTTGGCGATCGCGCCATGGATGTCGAAGCTGTAACGGAAGCCAACCGTCTGTGCTTTAGGCTTGGCTCCCATCGCGGGCCTCCTCAACTGCTCGAGCATGCTGCACCAGGTGCTCGGCCAGCGCGTTGCCGGTGGCCAGCAACTGCTCAGCGTCGATGCCTTCTCGCACGAACGTCAGCCAGTCGAGGCCATGCTCGGCGAAGAAGGCGCGCGACTGTTTGGCGCAGTAGCCCGTCCTGGTCGTCCAGGTCGGCACCGTGTGCAGGTGCTGGATGGTCACGATCAACCGCTCAGTCACTTCTTGCTCCCCTTCACCTTGATTGCCTGGCTGCGCGGGTTGCGCACCGAGAGCACCATCCAGTCCTTCATCCATACCTGGCCGAATATCCAGACCTTCTCCGCGCCCTCATCGCAACGCGGGAAGTCGAAGTCCTGGAAGAACGCCGGCTTGGGCTTCTGCGGCTTGGGCTGGTTTGCCTGGTTGATGACGAACGAGGCCACCAGAATTGCGATCTGTACCCACATGTCAGAACACCTGCTCGCCGTCGAATGGGGATTTGCCATCCATCTGTGGGGTCGCCCGCATATTCGGCAGGTTGTTGAACTTGTCGCTGCAGGTAGTGGCAGTGAAATCACAGCCCGGATACACGCGGATCGACTGCCCAGCAGCCAACGTAAACGTGCCGCCCATCAGCAACAGCTCACTGCCGGTGTGGCGCTCGATGGTGCGCCGGTCGTACTCGCCCTGGCCGATCGGCCACTCGACCCAGCCCGCTGTGAACCAGCCGTCCGGGTACGCCGCTACGGCGCCGCTACTGATCGATGCGCCGGTTAGGGACTGAATGACCGTGTCCACGCGCAGCGGGTTGAGGTCGACCTTGCACCAGGGCGAGCCCAGGGTTGTTGTGCAGGTCCGGCTGAAGGTATCGACCAGGCCGGGGCGCTCCATCTCGGCATCGATGTCCTGGCAGGTGATGGTGCAGCGATCAAGCGCCGGCCAGCGCACGTTGGCGATCTTGCCGGTGTAGCGCCATTTGCGATCGCTCTCGCCGTAGTGCATGTCGTAGATGATCAGGCCAACGGGGGAACTGGGCTGGCTGTTGCGATACGGCTGGCCGACCTCGATGTCGGCCGGGGCGGTGATGATCAGACTATCCTGTTTGGCCACGCCCGACTGACGAATGCCGTTGTCACTGATGCCACCCCTCAGTGTTCGGTAGATCTCGGTACCGAAGGTGATGTCTCGGCCGCTGGTGTTGTAGAGCCAGCGCATCACGCCACGGCGAAACTCATAAAGCCGCACCGGGGTGCCGTTAGCCAGCGATGCCTCGCGGCTTTCAAAACTCATCGTCACGCTCCTCGCGGAAAACCGTTGCCCAGGCGGCAACGCCTTCGCTATCGGTCATGTGCTCGATGCGCTGCGCGTCTGCCTCGAACCTGCAAAGGTTCATCCAACTGATACGCGCCACGTCGCCCAGCTGCACCTCAATGCCAAGCGCGGCATCGAGGGCCAGACGCTCGGTCTGGCCATCCAGCTCGATGGCACCCGTGATGCGGCGCATCAGCACCGTGCCGTTCCACAGCTCGATGCGGATATCGCGCCGGCCTGGCTTGCCGTTGCTGAACCGGGTGTAACCGATGTTGGCCACGTCGATGGTGGTGGCCACCGCCGAGGCAGCAGCCACGATGGTCAGGTCATCCATGTGGCTCGGTACCCATACCACCTGCTGCCGCCCGTGCATGCCGTAGATGAACGAGCGCACCAGCGCACGGGACTCCCGGCCGAGATCGAGATGGCGCTGGCCGAGCAGCTGCAGCGCGCGACGTGCGGTGTCGGTGATCAGCGGCTGAGCCATGCCACTGTCGAGCGTCGAGCGCAGGCGCTGCGCCGAGTGAGTGAGGTTCTCGGTGTCGTCAGGGCGGCGATCCCAGACAGGACGTCCTCTATATAATGTGGCGGGCAACCACTCCGGCCAGGCGCACTCTTCGACGACCAGGAAATGCACCACCGCCTCGATCAGGCGATCGGTCAGCTTGCTCTGTGATGGTTCCTCGAGCAGTTGCGCAGCTCGAGCCGGGTAGAGACGCGACCCGGCGGGCCAGGCCTGCTGAGTAGCGCGCTTGAGTTGCAGGCCGTTGCTGAGCACCTCCAGGATCTCGACGGTTTCGCTAGTGAACGCGTCCTCGCCGCGCAGCATAGCCATGCCGCCATCGCGGAAGTCCAGGTGCTGGGTGCTGCAGGGGATGAAATCCACATCGGCGGAAATGCCGACATCGAGCAACTGGATATCAGGCCAGATCGGGATCGACCAGATGCGATCGCTCCATCCGAACAGAGCCAGGTCGAGCAGCTGCCGCTCACGGCCTTCCGCGTACATCGGGCCGCTGAACTCGCGGCGCGGCACCAGCCGAAGCTGCCGACGCTGGCTGGCCGCCGATTCACTCTGCAGGATGTCGGTCGACGCGGTGAGCGTCTCCTCGAGACCATCGCCCCAGTCGGGTACGAAGGTCCACGCGATGATCCGGTTAGCGGTGATGCGCAGTCCGGCCGAATGGTCGTTGTCGAACTGCCATGCCAGCACTGTGTCGAGAACAGGCTGGCCATCCGGGGTGACAGTGACATTCCATGTCAGCTCCTTCAGAGCAGGAAACAGCAGCGGCGGCGCCGGCTGGCCGCTGACCTCGATACCCTCGTCCAGACCGGTGATACTGCTCAGTGTTCGCGGCTCCAGAAACGCGTTCCACAGAAAAACTGGGCTCGTCTGCGCCGAGACGACATTGCCGAGGTCGAGCTGCTGCGGACTGATGTGAATGCGGTGATACCAGTCATCGACGTGCGCTCGCCTGCGTTGGCCACTCAGGCCCCGGCCATTGGCTGCGACTGGCCAATGGGTTATCAGGGGGGCCTGATCGGCGCGCTGGGTATCGCTGACGTAGGGCGAGGGGGCGAACTGGTTGACCCATGCGAATGCCCGATGATCAGCAGTCAGGTTCGGGTTTTCGACGCCACCGAGAGTCGGGAGCACTGCTTGTCCGTTGAGAACGGCCACAATTAAGGCCCCTCGTAGCGGATAGCCCAGCCAAACGTGCCGGTATGGTCAATGCCATTCCCGCCATTACGGGCCGACGCGTCCTTTCTATACCAAGGGAATACCTTCCAGCGGTCTGGCCCGATCGAGACAACCTCTCCAGGAACATAGTTGTCTATGCGCGTGTAGCGTGCGTGTTCAAGTTCGGAGGTCAGACTCAACTTACTGGACGGTCTGACCTTCCAAGATCGCAGAGGCAGCAGCACAGCCTCACTATTCCATGAACTAGGCAGAACACTAATCAGTGGAGCTAGTGGTCCAGGCCCAACATAGGAAGCACCGAGCGACTGGCTCAACGCCCAGCCTTGGCCATCTAAGTCCGAATGAACGAACGAATTGCGGTTAGATAGAGCGGTATTCTGCGTGTACCAAAACAGGGCGCCAGTTGTATGGCTTGGACCGTTGTTGCTCGACCCCGGATCAATACGTATGCCCCCAGAGGCGGCCAGCGAGCCTATAGATGCGCCAAGCCACATTCCTGAACCAGGCAACCCTTGTATGGTGGAATTACCAAATGCACACCACTGATAGAAGTCGATGCTGTACCTACAGACCAGATAGACCTCGCTCTCAAAAACGAAGACTTCGTATGTCAATGGAAACACGATAGGAACGTTACCTATCTGCCCAAGCCGTACAACATTTGGTGCATCCCCACTCGCAGCAGAGGTACGCCCCAGCAACGATAAATAACCGGATACCACCTGCAAACGCAGGAACATTGCGCCCTTGCTGAGCACCTCAGTCGCTTCAGACCATGCCCAGCCCTCAGCCATACAGGCGTCAACCAAGGCAGCCCGTACCGCCACCATGTCATTTGCCGAACCGGTGTAGTAGGCCATCAGACGTCCAACCTCATTGCGTAATAGTCTGTGAAACCGTTCCGACCGGCGTCCTGGATTACGACATAGTCGATAGAGTCAACGGCAAGAGTGTTCTCCACCGCATTGTCGAAGCCAGAGATATAGAAGACCCCGTCCAACGCGCCCCACAGATTGGAGCTGTTGTCATGAAGCTCGACTGGCAACAGGTGGTAGTAACCGCCGGTATCACGGAGTTGGGTTATGTTAGCGATATCAGAATTGCCCCACGGGTAGCAGTACGCGTTCAGCCAGTTGTCATTGCTGCGCAGGCCGAGTCGCGCTGAGTTGCCCTTGTAGCCAATCGAGTGGTTCGCCGAGGTGTCGCTGAAGCGGATGGCAGCGGCGCCAGCCAACATTCCCGAGCACACCACAGGATACGGGTACTGGCTCGGCCGGCCGTATGGCAGACACTTGCCGACGTAGCAACTCTCGTACACCGGAGTGCCCACCTTCATGGCGAGCGCGATGCGCTGCGGGTTGAGGGTCAACCAGTAGTCGATCCGGTTGTTGTGCGCCGGCACACCGGACAGACGCGCACCTGGTTGTGTGTCGAAGGTGTTGCCGGCAACGTAGCCGGTGAACACACCCGCCAGCAGGTTGTAGTAGTCCGCCGAGGCGTCCTGGTAGGTGCGGAATCCGACGAAGATCTCCTCCTGGCCGGTGTAGCCAACGCCCTTGAGGATCAACTCGCGGTTGGCCGGGGCGGTGTTGTAGCGCAGCACCGTCCAGCCGTTCGCTGATGCAAAGTCGCGGATGGTCTCCAGCATCTTGTAGTGGGCGAGCACGCCGCCCGAGTTGTCGACGAAGCCGATTTGGTGAGGCATAAAGGCGTTACCTACTCAACAAGGAAGCACTGAAATGGGTGAAGTGATCGATTTCCCGCTCAAAGCCAGCCACTACGACCAGGTCGAGAAATACATCCTGGACATCCTTACCACCCCGGAAGCGGGGCTTTCCGAGGCACAAGCACGCGAGGTTGCAGCTGAGTTCCAGCCCATCTATGACCGTCTGCTGGGCGAGAGCGGCGCCCAAGTAGAGATGCCGGCGGATGCCATTCCCTACTTCGCCAAGGCACAGAAGATCTACATGGAACGTCTTGGCCATGCCGGATGCGTGATAATCGGCCTGCTGGCTCGTGCGAAGTTGCATACGCCCTAGATCCCCAGAATCTGCCGAACAGAAGCGCCGTCCTGCTGCAGCAGCACCATGAAGTGCTCGCGTCCTTCTTTGCCCCAAGCCATCGCGGCGACGTCCTCGGGGCGCTGCACGGCGTAGAGGTTCACGTTGTTCTTGAGGTTGGTGCTCATGTTCTTGGCCGGCTCGGCCAGGCGGGTGTTTGCCAGCCCAGGGGACGGCAAGGCCGGTGCCGGCACGCCGGCAAGGCCGCCGGTGTTGTGGTGGTAGGCGTACTGAAAGGCCCAGTCTTGCAGCGCCTGCATCCCGCGTGCGTTGAAGTCCAGGAGGAAGTCGGTCGCACCAGGTTGCATGGCCGAGGCGGCGCGGATGACGACCTCCTCGGTCGAGAGTGCTGCAAGGATTGAGTCGCTGGTTGGCGTGCCAGGCCCCTTGACCTTGCCGCCCTCCGCGAAACCATACGCACCGGTGTAGGTACTGGCTCCAGCAGCTCCGCCAGCACCGCCACCGAAGTACGCACTGCCTGCCGAAGCAAGGAGCCCCAACCAGCCGGAACCGCCGGAGGAGCCCGAGCCGGTGGCGCCGCTGACGCCATTGGCCGCTGCGAGGCTGGCGGCAGCGGTCTGAATGGCTGCCGCGCCGGTCATCAGCGTGGCGCCGGCAGCGCTCAAAGCGCCTGCAGAAGTAGTTACCGCCGCCGCCCCAGTGGTGAGGCCAGCGCCATCCTGACCACCACCGCCAAACAGCCCCATCACACCACCGGTGATGGACTGCGCCAGGTTTTCGGCAGCCATGCGGGTGAGCGCATCGAGCACGCTCTGGCCAAGGGCGGTAACGGCCTCGCGCAGGGTCATGGTGCCGCGTGCCAGGCCCTGCAGGGCTTGGGTGAGCCCATTTGTCAGGCCATCTTCCAGAGCCTGCCTGAGTTTGTTCGCGCCTTCCTCAGCTCGAAGGATGTAGTCATTGATCTGGCTAAGCATGCCTTTGGCTGCCTCACCGATCTCGCCTGGCTGCTGCGCCAATTCACTGAGGATCGGCCTCATTTTTTCCAGCTGGCCAGCGGTCTCGCGGTGGATCTCCAGGATGCGTTCACGCGCCTGCAGCTCGGTGATCAGGCCGGCGTCCTGCTGCACGTTGACCGACTGTTCCTGGCGCTGCTGCTCAGCCAGGATGCGGTCCATCTCGCGCTGCACATCGTCGACGCGCACCTTGGCTTCGGCTACAGGGATCAGCTTGTCGAGCCAGGCCAGGCCGGCTTCGTTGCCGGCCTTCTCGAACTCGGTACGCATGCCGGCGAACTTGGTGCGGATCTCCAGCAGCGCGGCATCGGTTTCACGGCCCGAGGCGCGGAGGAACTCAGCCTCAAGGCCGACATTGGTGCGGGCGTTGGCGTCGGCCTGCCGCTGTGCCTCAGCTGCATCGATCAGCACCAGGGCGGCATCGGCCCGCGCACGCATGGCGCCGGTCAGGCCTTTCTCGGCCAGCTCGTACTGGCGCACTTCGGCAGCGGTCAGGCCGATCTTGGCGGCCTGATCCTCCAGGCCCTGCACGTAACTCAGCTGCTGGCGAACGCTCTGCTCGGTTGCACGCAGCGCGGCCTGAGCGGCGCGCTCCTGCTCGCGCAGGGCGGCAGTGGCCTTGCGCTGCTCTTCGGTGGCTGCACGCTTGGCATCGGCTTCGGCCTGGTTGGCCTCGCGCTGCTTATCGGTGGCTTCAGCCGCCTCCAGCATGCGCTGGCCCAGTTCGCTGGTGGCCTCGATGTTCTGTTCCTGCATCACCCGCTGTGCGCGCTCTACGCTGGTCAGGTTCTGCAGGCTCTGCAGCTGAGCCTCGGCACTCTTGACGAATGCATCGCCGGCCTTGGTGCGCTCCTTTGATGCCTCTATCGCTTCGCGGGTAGCGGCTTTCTCGTCTGCTGTTTGCTTTGCGTTCTGAGCATCTAACTCCATCCGGCGCCGGATGCCTTGCTCCTCGGCAGCCAAACGAGCCTCAAGTGCCGGATCAATAGCGCCGCCAACACGATCGCCACGCACTCCAAACTGAGCAGCCTGGCGCTGCCGCTGAATGGCCGCCAACTGATCCTCAAGAGTATCGGCGCGACCTACATCCAGCATCGCATCCCAAGCAGCGGCGGCGACGTTCTTGATACCCTGCCACGCCGACTCGATCAGGCCTAGGTTGTTCGCAATCTCGATAGAGCGACCTTGCATCGCCTCGGCCAGAGCTTCCATCGCCAACTGTGTGGCGCCGGCCTGATCGCCCTGGGCTTCCAGTGCGGCGATCTGCTCGTAGACCGCAAGGGTCAGGTAGTTGTACTGGACGTTGAGCTTGGCGGATGCCTCGGCTGGCTCCTCGGCCAGCTTCTTGAAATCTTCGACGGTGGCGCTGATCGCCTGCCCGACGTTGTTCTGCATCAAGACGGCAGTGGTGCCGATCAACTTGATCTGGTCGGCGGTGAACTTACCCGATGCGGTAATTTCAGCCAGGGCAGCAGCAGCCTGGCGCTGAGTGCCGGAAATTCCGCTGATCTCGCGCGCCATGCCTGCCAGTTGATCCGACGTCACACCCGCCGAATTTCCCGTCAGGGCAATGGCCTTTTCATATTCGTAAGTCTCGGCAGCGCCCTGTACCGCCGCGATCACCGTCGCACCAATCGCCGCCGTGACACTGGCGATGGCCAGCGTCAGCGGATTGATGGTGCTGACCAGGGCCCGGCCGGCGTTGGCCCAGCCGCCGAAGCTGTCGCGGATCTGGCCACCTTGCTGCACGGCCACCAGCCAGATCGGCATGCCGCTGGCCAGACTGGTGGTGATGTCGGTGATCTGCATCGGCAGCTGCCGCATGGCCTGCTGGTACTGCCCAGCCGTGATGCCGGCAACGCGCATTTGATCAGTGGTACCGCCCAGGAGCTGACGTTGCGTCTGCAGCTTGGCGTTGAAGTCGTCGAAGGTGTCCAGATCGATCTGGCCGGAGGCACGAGCGCGGCGTAGTTGCTGCTCCATGTTGTCCAGCTCGTCGAGCTTGCGGATAACCGGATCGATCTTGCCGAGCAGCTGCTGCAGCTCCTGGGCTTCTTTCTCGGTAGCCGCTGCGGCCTGAGCGGCGGCCTCGGCAGCTCGCAGATCGGCCTGGGCCTTCTCCTGGGCGGCGCGCTCGGCGGCGTGGTAGGCGCGCATCGACTCGTTCTGAGCCGCTGCGTTTTCCTGCCAGTTTGCGCCCGCCAGGCGCGTGGCGTTGGCGCTTTCCATCATGCTGGCCGCAGCAGCGTCGGCGGCGACCTTTTGCTGTACCGCCGCCTCGGCGATGCCACGCAGGCGCGCGGCTGCCTGATCTGCAGTCTCGCCCAGGTGATTGAGTTCAGCGCTTGATGTTGCTGCGCCGGCACCGACGCCCTCGACGGTCTGAGCAAGCCCCTGCAGCTCGCGCTGGCCTTGTTCAAGCTCAGTGCGAAGCCGCAGGGCAAACTCGATATCACCGCGATTGTTCATCGGTCAGCATCCAGATGGGTGGGATGCCGACATGCTCGCGCGCGCGGGGCAGGATGTAATTTTGACGAGGCAAAAGCATGCACAGCCAGGCGCATCTAACGATATAGATGCACCTTGCTGTGTCGATGGCGGCTAGTTACCCGCCGCCAGGGTTCGGGTGTTACTTACAGGTCGGGAGAGTCGCCTTTCAACTGCTCGATCGCCTCGCGGCATTCCTGCGAGGTGGTGCGCTGCAGCTCCGCCTGGCCGGCATCGCCTGCGGCTTCACTGATGGGCAGGTTGTTCTCGGCGATCTCGGCAGTGCGCTGCAGCTCGGCAATGGCCTGTTTCATGGTGTCTCCTACGGCAACAGCTCTTTGAAGTGCTTGTCGGCGGCCTCGCCACCGGCGAAGGCCAGGTTCATGTCCTTCAGCATCTCGGCACGCTCCGTGCGCCGCCGGCGCTTTTCAGCCTCGAACAGCAGCAGGATCTGCCGCTCGGTGTAGCGGCCTATTCGCTCGACGTCGCCGTAGCCGGCGCGGATGAGGCAGGCATAGACGTCTGCCCAGCGCGCTGCTTTTCCGCCTCGGCCGCCCGGTAACGCTCGGCCAGAATCCGGCTTAGGGCGCGCCGATAGAAAAAAGGGCCGTTGGCCGTCCACCACTTGTAAAGCAGGGCATCGCCTTCGTCCTGGTCCTTGAGCGTGCGCAGCTCCTCGACCTCGATGTCGGCCGAGGTGGCCACCGCCTGCAGGACGTCATCCAGGTGCGCAACGACCAGCTCCATGATCTGTTCCAGGGGCGGCACCGATTCGGCCTTGATCAGCTCGTACAGCCCCTCCAGGAACGGCTTGAGCTGCTGGCGAACCTGCAGGCCCTCGACGAAACCGTACTCACGCACGGTGACGATGCGGCCGTTCAGCTTCGCCTCCAGGTTGGGGTGAAGTTTCTGCAGGTCATCCGCGCCCTCGGCCGCTGGGGCCTCAGGCGCGGTGATGATGCCTTGCTTCTTCTTGCGCTGAGCCATGGTCAGGCAGCCATTTCAACGAAGCGGCCGAACTGACCGAGATCGCCCGAGGCCGGCTTGCTGGAATCCAGCAGCGTGGTGAAGGTCACCGGCGAGCTGGCCAGCTGGTTGCCGCTGGTGATGAGTGAGAGCTGCTGCAGCAGGCCTGCGCTGGTCTTGTACAGCTCGACCAGGATCGGTGCACCGTTCTCGGCCAGGTTGATGCCCTTGTACTTCAATGCGTAGTTCTTGTCGGTACCGGCCAGGAACGCAGCCTGTTTGGTAGCACCGTGGCTGTAAGCGGCCTTTAGCGGCTGGGTCGGTGCCGGCGAGGTCGGCAGGGTCAGGATCTCGACATCGCCGAAAATGTCGTAGTCGTAGTGAGTGCCGCGCACCAACGTAGCCGGGGTCGGCGTCACGCTGTCGGTAATGACCAGGTCGGTCACGTTCATGTAATCGAGCGAGATCAGATCACCATTGGCCACCGGGTTCGGCAGCTCCTCACCGGTCACAGTGCCAGCGATCTGCGCACTCATGCGCGAGCGGGTGAAGCGACCGACGTTGTCGGCATCGAGCTGGTGCATGGTGGCGTTCCAGGTCATGCCCAGCTCTTTGCCGAAGTCACGGACCATGGCATTGACGCCACTGAATGACTCACGGTGTTGAACGCGGGTTTCGGCGCCCTGGCCCGACAATTCGGACACATCACCCAACCAGACCCAGTCGCCCAGGACACCGCCTGCGCCGATCTCGGCAATCCACAGCTTGCCCTGGCCGAAGTAGTAAGACTCAGACATTGTGCACCTCGTTATTCGGCAGCCGGAGCGGCGGCGTCGGTAGTTTCAGGGGCGGCAACCACACCAGTGCGGATCAGGAAGTCACGCTCGGGTGCGGTCACGTCGATGGTCGCGCCTTTGGGGTGATCCTGGCCGGCATGCTTGTGCGGCTTGGCCAGTTTCACCTTGTGCAGCTCGGGCTTGGCGGCCTGCTTGGCTGCGGTTTCGGGTTGCTTGCTCACGGGTTGCCCCCTAGTACGTGGGTGGTGGTGTAAATATCGATCCAAAGCACTCGGTCGCTGTCGCTGTCGAGCACCTGGCCCTTGAGCCAGATGCAATCCTTCCAGCCGGGTGGGGCCCAGCCGATAAGTGCCTCTCGGGCCTTACCGACATAAGTCATCACTTCATCCTTGGCCGCGTCCGCATGCAGGTCACGGTAGTTCCTGGCGCAGATCACCACGCCGAACACAGCTGCGGATGCTGCCTTGCGCTTGGGTTGCGGGCCATCAGCTGCAGGGTTGGTCTCGGCAGCCAGCACCACCCAGCAATCGCCGGTGCGGAAGTCCTGCAGGCCCTTGAGCGTGTGATACGCGGCGGCGCCGTTGACCTCGCCGAAGTCCTGCACCTGTTCGCGCAGGCGGTTCTCGACAAGGGTGGTATCGAGAGGCGCGAAGTTCATCAAAACACCCGCCTGCTTGTGCGATCGAACACGCTCGGCGCGGACTCGAAACGCACGTCGAGCTGGTTCGGGTTGCTGGTGATTGGATCTTCGGCGCCCAGGCTGAACTTGCCCTCGGCGACCAGGCCCAGGAACTTCAGCGCATCCTTGTAGTTGCGCACGATCGGATCGTTGTCCTCTTTACCCCCGCGATCCTTGTGCAGCAGGTAGCGGGCGATGTCGCGCGTCCAGCCGGTGACCAGCTTCGGTACCGGGCTGAGCGGCAGCGGGTAGCTGCGCTTGGCCAGGTAGCCGTCGATCAGGCTTTCAGCCTCGGTGACGGCGTCCTGGATGCGCTGCAGGGCATCATCCGCAACGGCGACCAGGTCAGCCGCCCAGGCGCTGCGGTCAGCGCCGCGCAGTGTGGCCTCCATCAGATCGGTGGCCACCGCGCGCACGCCTTCCTTGGTGGCCACCTGGGCCAGTTCGCGTGCGCCTGGGCGTTCGGCCAGGTCGTCGAGGGTGATGTAGTTCATGGGTCAGTACACGCGCTCGCCGACACGGCCGGAGAAGATGCCGCGCTCAACCTTGAGGTTGGGCTCGTTCTCCAGCTGCTCGATCTGCTCGGCCGTCAGTGCGTCCAGGGCGATGCCGAAGCCCTCGCGGGTGAAGCGGTAGCCGCAGCGGCGGAAGCCCTGCTCGGGAATCGCCACCACCCACAGACCTTCGATATCGCCGTCATCGTCCAGGCCATCAACAGCATCAGTGGCATTGCCACCTGCAGGCGATGCTGCTGCCTGCGCCTCCGCACCTGGTTGATTCACAACGGCATCGCCCACAGACGCCTGGGGCGCGGCAGATGCCGGTTGGCTGGTGGCGGCCGCCGTATCAGGTGCGGCCGGGGCGGTATCGGTCGGGGCGTCCTGCCCCATGGAACCGTTCTCCAGAACGGATGCTTCATTCGCAGGTTGTTCGGTGCTGGCCGGCTCGGTCACCTGAGCCAGTGCAGCGTTCTCAGTAGATGCCGCCGGCTGGTTGTCCAGCTGTTCGGCGGCCGCAGGGGCAGCCGCTGGGGCTGCCTTTTCTGCGCTCTTGGTCGACGCCTTTGCAGGCGCCTTGGTAGCGGATGATTTACCAGCCATGCATCACCCCCATCACAGCCACGGCGTGACGAGCACGTCGACGGCGTTGCGGTTGATGTTGGTGGTGCCGTTGACCTGTTCGGCGTTGAGGATGTGCAGCGCCTGGGAACGCAGAGTCGGCGGTACCACCAGCAGGGTTGGCTTGATGCCCAGCTTCTTGCCCTTGTCGCCGGTCATGCCCTGCATGGCGGCGTAGGCGGCGTTGAAGTTGTCGGCGGTCAGATCCTGCTTGGAGGCGTAGGCCAACTGCCACAGGCCATACCCCACGTTGAGGCGCGCATCGGTGCCGTAGACGAACTCCTTGCGCATGAACACGTTTTCGTCGGTTTCACGATCCAGCGAGACGAAGTTGTAGTTCTTGCGACGCTGCAGGATCAGCGGTTTCATCACCCGACTGGTGTCCAGCAGATACCAGGCAGTACCGGCACCGCCCTGGAAGTTGCTAACGCTCACTTCGGCGCCGGCCGCGTTGATCACCGGGTGGTCGGTATCGAAGAAGAATTGACCGTCGTAGCAGACGCGACTGAAACCAGCGGCCAGCATTTCATACACCAGCAGCGCTGGATGGTTGGCGGCGTCTTGCCCGAGTTGGGACATCATCGGATTGAAGACGCCGAAGCTGTCATCTTCGATGCTCTCGCGCGGGACACCTACGGTGTTCTCGAAGGTGCGGTTCTTGATGGTGTAGTCATGCACTTTCAGGTTCTGGATGACGCGATCGCCCAGCCATTCACGGAACGAGGTAGTGCTACCCAGCCACGGATAGGTTTCCTGGCTGGTGGTCGACGGCACGTCCAACACGAACGGCGTGAAGTCCGGGGTGATACCGGCGAAGGCATTCTGGAAAGACGCCTTGTAGCCAGTGAAAAGGTTCTGCAGGTTAGTGCGGTTGATGATCATCTGAGTCTTGCTCCTTAGATTTCGACCCAGACGCCACCGGCATCCACATCGAGAATAGTGCCGGCGACAGAGCGGGTGTCAGTGGCGGAAGTCTTGGCGACGGTCTGGTCGTCGACGATGAAGCACTCGCTGCCGATATCGGCGCGGGTGATCTCGTCGGTCGAGGCGCTGTTGGCGAACTGGAACACGCCACGGCGGGTCTCGATGCGCAGCGCACCGGCAGCGCCGTCGCGGTTGTCCACTTGCTCCTGAGCCACGCCGCGCGCCTTCAAGGTCGCGGAGAGACTGCCTGGCACGGCATTACCGGCAGCATTCAGGCACACCAGGGAGCCGGCAAAGATGCGGGTAGACGCCGCCACCGGGTCATTGAACTGCACGCCATCACGGCGCTGGGTGTTGCGGTCTTTGGTCAGCGGCATGGCTTATTGCTCCTCGGCCTTGGCGGCCTTGAACTGTTCTGCGGTGAGGCCCATGCGCGAGCAAACAGCCAGCTCGTCCTGGGTCAGGCCAGTCTTCTCGTCCGCCACCGGCGGTTTGCCTCCGGTCTGGCTACCGGCGATGGCCGCGATGGGTTGCGCCTTGTCCAGGTAGGCAGTCAGCGCTGCGCGGTTGCTCTTGCCGAGGTCGCGCGCCCATTCCTCCATGGTCTTGTGCAGGCGACCGTCTTCCAGGGCGGCGGTGATCTGGCTGTCGAGATCCTTCTCGTCGCGCTCACCCAGGCGGGCGGTCAGGGCGGCCATCTCGGCTTTCAGCCCGTCGACGACCGACAGCGGCACGAACTGAGCCGGATCGACACTGGCGGCAGCCTTGGCCTTCAGGCCAGTGCAGGCTGCCAGGACGGCCTTGCCATCAGAGGCTTCGCCTTCACCCAGCAGCTTGCGCAGGTCAGTGTTGAATGCGGTGAGCGCGGCGATTGCCTGCTCTTCGGTGGTTTTATCGGCCTGCAGGCCGAGAGCGGCACAGACCGCCAGCAGCAGTGGGTTCACGGGGTTTTCCTCTGGGGAGTCATCGAAACAGCCGAACGACGCGGCGGCGCGCAGGCTGAGTTCCTGCATGCCGTCGATTGCCGGGGCATTGGTGAGCGCGCCCATCTGCACGTCCAGGACGTCGCCGGTGGTCGGGTGGTAAAGGAACACGGGGGAGAAATACTGGTACTCGCCCTCGGCGATGTACTCGGCAGCGCGACGAGTGAGCTGCACCTGCGCGAACAGGCCTTCACCCTCGCGCCATTGCAGATCCAGATACCAGCCAGCAGCAGGCGCTGCCTGTCCGTTCTCTTCCTTGAGCAGGGTCTGGTGTTCGTAGTCGACCACGCGCTTGTTCTTGCGAGCGTGGAAGCGCTCGATGACCTTGGTGGCCACTGCCTGGTTGATGTGCCAGGACGGCACCTTGATCTCGCGGCCATCAGCCGGCAGGAAGTGGCCAGCCGGGGTCACCTGAACCCAGATGGTGTTGTCGGCAGCCGGCGCCCCCAGTACGAAACTGCAGGCGGCGAGTGCAACGGCGAGAGGGAGGCGTTTTGTCTTCATGCCGGCAGCTTGGCGCGGCAGGCCGGGCAAGTAATTTTGACGGGGCAAAAATCTTTCGGTGGGGAGTTTGGCAGCGATTCGCGCACAGGTGGGTCACTGCCACCGCGCCTACCGTGTTTATAAACGCCCAAACAGGCCCAGAAAGGGCCAGAGGCAGCCCGACGCGTACAACGGCAGCCCCCAAACGCCTCCAGGGGCCTTCCTGGCGCGTTTTGGCGTTATGGGGAATTTGGCATCAGGTAGCGGGTGGCAATGCCGGCGATGGCGTAGTTGTCGTCGTCGCTGATACCCAGCCAAGGGCGCGCCGGGATCTGGATGGTGTAGCCACCGATGGTGACCCACTGGGCGAAGTTGGATTTGCGCTTGCTGACGAACTGGTTGCCCACGTCGCCCGTCTTGCCGTCCTGGCGGAAGTAGGCCTGCTGACTGCGGGCGGCGACATCGATGCTGCCGCCGAAGTGCATCATCGCGCCATAGATGCGGTTGGTGCCGAACAGCAGCTCGTTGTTGCTCACCTGGTAACGTAGGGTGTTCTTCAGGAAGCCATCGAGCACCAGGATCTTGTCTCGGTTCTTCTTCTTGCGCTTTAGGTAGGCCGGCGACAGCGCCTGCCAGGGCGTGCCGTCTGGCGAGGCCTGGCTGGCAAAGCGCTGGTCATGGGCGATCAGCAGGAACTCGCCGATATCGCGCAGCATCGGCGCCGGGTCGGCCAGCGCGGCGGCGGCCTCATTGACCACGGCCAGTGCGGCAACCGCATCGAACTCAAGCGTAACGCCGGCCATGGTCAGTCCTCGCGCCGGTACAGGCGCACGCCCTGGCGCAGCAGCTCGGCCACGCCCTCGCGGTCTGCCTCGATATCCCAGCTCCAGGCGTTGCCGGCCAGCTCGATGACCACCAGCTGCGTCAGCTGCTGGCCCAGGTTGAAGCGACCGAGGTAGCGGCGCAGCACCTGGGATTTGCGCAGCGGTTCGGAGTACTCCAGGCGCGTCCAGATTTCGTCTGGCTGTAACAGCGTTTCCGCGAGCAACGGCAGCAGCTCGCCCTGGCCCTGCACGGCCGGGGCGCCGCTGGGTTCCTGGAACATGGTCGGGCCGACAGCAATGCGCTCGCCCAGGACGTCGGTGAGCAGCTCGGCGGCATCGAGCTGGGCGCCGAAGGCATCAAGCGCGCGGCGGGCGTACTCGGCATCGCTCATGCCTGCAGGCGGCAAGGTCTCGGGGTCGATCACGCGCGGTACCGGCAGCGCATCCGGAGCCGGGCGATTGGGCAGGCCAGGCGCTGCGGACGGGATCAGCTCCTCGCCCAGGCGCGGTACCGGCACATGGCTCTCCAGCCGCGACTGGCCAGGGATGTGCTCGAAGCCGGGGTCGATGCCCACCGGCACCTCGACGGTGCGCGGGCCTTGCGGGCTGCGCTGGCCGATGGTGCGTTGCTCGAAGACGATCGGCGGCGCCGTGTCCGGCCCGGTCTTGCCCATGCGCACCAGGTCGTCATAGCTCAGCGCCCGCACGCTGCACTGGCAGCCCCAGGCGTTGATCGGGAAGTGGTACTGCCACCACGGGTCATCCCAGCGCAGCACCATGCCGTTCCAGGCTTCATGTTCCGGGCGCGGGTACTCGACCGCATCGCTGTGCAGGTACTGCCAGTAAGGGCGCTCCTCGCGCACGGCCAGCAGCTGCTCATAGCGGCCGGCCATGTAGCTGCTGCGCATGTTGGTTTCGTAGATCACCCGCGAGCGCCAGTTGCGGCCGCCGTTGTAGCTCCAGCCGTACTTGGCCACGATGCGGTCGAAGTCCTGGCGGAACGCCTCCAGGGTGGTACCGCCCTCGATCGCGCGTTGCACGGCCTGGTGAAAGTCCGCCACCAGGTCGTTGCGGTTGGCGCCGGCCACGACGAACGCATAGTCGTTCTCGCGGCCGTATACGTCCGTCCAGCCGTTGGTGGGCAGGTTCAGCTTGCGGCGCAGGAACTCGTTCTGCTCGCGGAACGGCAGCGACGTGGCGCTAACGGCCATTGGCAGCCTCCTGGACGATGTCCAGGCGCCCCTGCAGGGCGGCAGCGGCCAGCGCCTGCGCCATGGCCTCGGCGTACTGCTCCAGGGTCATGTCCGGCAGCAGCTCGGCCAGGCCATCGCGGATCTGCTCCAGGCTCTCGGCCTGCTCGACGAGCTGGCGAATGCGCACGATCCACTGGCCGGTGATGGGCTGCAGGTCATCGTCCAGGCGCTGGGCTGCGGTGGTGGCCGGCTTCTGTGCGGTAGCTGCCGCACGCACTGCCGGCGGTTCGGGTGGCGTCGGCGCCGATGGCTCGGCCTGCAACTGCAGCACATCCTCGCCCTCGACCGGCTCGGGGATGGCCACCTTCTCCTGAGCCCACTGGCGGCCGATCCTGAAGCCCATCCCGACCAGCTTTGGTAGGGACTCGGCATAGGCCTTCAGATCCTCCGGTTCCTGGGTGGGGAACACCAGGCGCGGGCAGCGCTTCCAGTTGTCGGCCAGGCCGTTGAGCACGGCGATCGGGTACACCAGGTCACGGCTGATCGTAGCGGCCAGCTGCTTGGCGTCGGAGTCGCGCAGGTCGAGGCGCACCTCGTTGTGCACGTTGCCCAAGGCGTTGGTGTTGGTGCCATCGCCGGTGCCGCTGGTGAGCGTGCCGCCCAGGATGGCCTTGCTCTGGGTGCGCTCGCACCAGTCGATCATCAGCTTGAACGCAGCCGGGTCACCCTCGGCGGCGTTGAGGAAGTCCATCTCCATGCCGATCGGGATGATGCCTGCCGCACTGTGGCCGAGCTGGGCCAGGGCACGCAGCAGGGTCAGTTTCTCCTTCTCGGTGGCGCCGCCTGGGTATTTGCCCACGCGCATCGGGATGCCGTAGATCTCCAGGAACTCAGCCAGGTCGCCGACGCTGTAGTTCTTGAACAGGTACGGCCACACCAGCACGCGGAACAGCGCACTGCGCTCCAGGTAGCCGCTCTTGGACTTATGCACGTGGGTGATCCAGCCAAACGGCTGCAGCGCCTCACCACCCATCGAGCCGCGTAGGCGGATCTCCTGGCGGCGCTCGCCACGGGTGAGCTGGAACCAGGTCTGCGGCCGGTGATCGATCGCGCGCGGCAGCCAGTCACCGTCTACGCGGTGCCAGCCGTCGAACTCCAGGCAGGCAAAGCCTTTGCCGATTGCGTCGGTCACGTCGAACAGCATCAGCTCGAAGTCATCCAGCCCGGCCAGCAGCGACTGCAGGGCAGCGGCGGCTTCCTTCTCCTTGGCCGTGGGGTTGTCCGGCGGCACGATCTGCCAGTCGAGCTGGGCGACGGCGCGGCGGCGCTTGTCCATCTCGGCGAACACGTGGCCGTCCTTCTCCTCGATGTCCTCGAACAGCTCGTACTGGGCGATCACGTCGCCTTGCTCGGCCTGATCGAGGATCTGCGCCAGCTTGCTCGGCGTCAGGCCGCGCGAGGGGTGGTTACCCACTTCGTGGTGCAGGCTGGTGATGTGGGCGGTCTGCGGCTCGCGGATCTCGGCCAGGCGGATCGGCTGGCCATCTGGGCCCAGGATGCGGGATGTGGTCACCATGATGTGCTTGGCTCCGGTAATTGGATGTCGTCGTCTTCGTTGGCCACGTTGTCGAAGCCACGACTATGGCGAGGCAGCATGGTCGCCTCGATGATGCCGCCCTGCATGAAGCTGGCCCGCACGGCCATTGCCAGGGAAATGGCCGAGTCGCCGTGGCGCTTGGCCTTCGAGCTGGTGCTCTGCAAATCCTTGGTGCGGCCCTTGTCTATGGTCGGGATGCCTTTCTCGACCTTGATCGACAGCAGGTCATCGAGCGTGGTCTGGTGCCGAGGCAGCTGCAGGTTGAATGCCTCGAACTCACCCTTGAGCTTGGGCATCCACTCGCCGTACCAGGCCAACGACAGCGCCACCTGGTCGACCATGGTGCTGCCGTACTTCAGCGCGGCCTGTTCGGCCAGGTACCCACCATTGCCGGTGGCGTCGAACGCCAGGCCAGTCAGGCGCGGCAGGCGATCGCAGATGTAGAACATGATCTGTTCCTGCGCGCCGTAGGTCAGGTTGCGCAGCTCGACCTGGAACGGCACACGCTTGCGCAGCATCGGGTCGATCTGCAGCGGGGTGAACACGGTGAGGTCGCCACGGCGGGCGAAGTCCTCGCCGAAGGTGTGGCGGTTGCGGTCGCTCAGGCGGGCCAGCTCGGGCGCCAGGTTCTCTTCACACCAGGCGCGCACCTCGGCCTCGCGGTGCTCGGGTGTCCACTCCTCGAAGCCCGGCGGGGCCTCGTAGCGGTATATGCGGATCGAGCGGTCGGCCACCATTGCGGCCTCGATCAGCACGCGGCTCAGGTAGGCGCCGCCGCTCTTCTTCGGTACGCAGCCGTACTCCTCGTCGGCCGACTCGATGTTTGGGGCGTTCTTGTACAGACCATCGCGCCAGGCCTTCTCGGCCTCGGGTGACCACTCCTGCCCGGTGACGTAGCAGATCCTCTTGTACAGGCCCTCGGCGATCGCATCGTCCAGCTTGATCGTGTGGATGCTGTAATCCTTGCGGCCCTCGCGTACGTCCTGGATGTAGGTGTTGAACGGGTTATCGACGCCGTTGTGGGTGCTGATCAAGCGCACCTTGTTGCCCCACATCGTCAACGCCAGGGCGGCCTTGAGCAGCTCCTCAAGGGATTCATGGAACGCTGCCTCGTCGATTACCACATCGCCCTGCAGGCCGCGCAGGTTGCTCGGGCGCGAGCTGAGCGCCTGGATCTTCCGCCCCGTTTTCGGGAAGCGGATCATGTAGGTGAGGATCTCTTCCTTCTTGCCGTCGTCCCAGAACGTTTGCTCGTAGACGTCCGCCTCGGCCAGCTCGTTGAAAGCCTTGGCAAACAGCGCACAGGCGGCGATGTACTCCAGCGCCATCTCTTGCCGACTGCCCACATAGAAGGTGTTGCAGCCACCACGCGAGCGCGGTTTGGCGGCGTTGATCACGTTGCGCCCGGCCTCGGCCCAGGTGAGACCAGTACGGCGGGACTTCTCCGCGATCATGATTTGGGACTGATCCTCGAACCAGCGCTGCTGGTACGGGAGGAATACCGCCTGGTTGGCCGGCTGGGCCTGGGCGATCTCTTGCGGCACGTCGACGCCGAGCAGCTCCATCTCGGCGGCAAGGTCAATCTTGCGTGGGATGGCCAGCGCTTTCAGCGGCTTGGTTTCTGGCTCACTCACTGGGCTCTTCCTTCGGTTCGATGGCAGTGCAGCGGTAAACGGTTTTGCCGACGTAGAAGGCGCCAAGGCGCTCGCACTCTGCGGCCACGGTGATATGGGCATGGCGCCACCCCAGCAGCCAACCGATCCAGAGCAAGCCGATAATCGCTAACAGTTTCATCAGGCCTTCCCCAGCAGAATGCCGCGAATGCGGTTTTCGAGTTGTTCGCTCATCCCGTCGCTGCCGCGCATCTCCTCCAGGCGCTGCTCCTGCTCGGCCAGCAGCGCCTCGCGGGCTTCACGCTCGATCGCCTTGCGCTCCTCGCGGCTAGCCTTGCTGGCCTGCAGCACGTCCTTCGCGGCGCGGGCCAGCTTGCGCACGTCGTCGATCGTGGTCTCGTCGTCGATCTGCGCGCCCAGGGCGGCGTGCGTGGTCAGCGTCTGGATCGACTGCACCATCAGCGCGCCGGCCTTGTCGTTGGGGTTCTCGCCCAGCTCCTCGACCAGCAGGCTGGCCATGGCCTGCTGCTCGCGCAGCCGCTTGGCCATCTCGTCGAAGCTGACCTTGTAGCGGCCAATCGCCGAACGGCTGGGCTTGTCCGCGCTGGGGAAGTGCTCGTGCAGATCCTCGATCAGCTCGTCCAGGGTGAGGCGCCGCTCGCGCAGGCGCTTCTCGATGTGGGTGCGGACTGCCGGCTCTAGCCGGTCGATGCTGGACTTGCGGCCCATGCTCAGGGCCTCGGCTTGCTGACGCCCGGTACCGAGGCGCGGCCAGCGGCCACGTCGCCACCACGCTCGGTCAGGGTCACGACCAGGACGGAGCCGATGTCGTCGATCGACACCAGGCCCTGTTCGCCGAGCCAGGTCAGATCGCCCTTCACTTGGTCGCGGCTCGGGTGGTGCCCAAACTGGCCCAGCAGGTTGGCGATCACAGAAGAGTTGGAGCGGTACTGCGGCAGCTCAGAGAGGATGCGCAGCATCACCAGGCGCTGATCCTGGCGCAGAAAGTCAGCGTATTGAGTGCTCATCGCGGCCTCACTTGTTGTTCAACAGGTATTCGTTCATGCGCTCGACGGCGCGGGCCAAAGGGTCGAGCGCCTTGGTTACCCCCGCGATCTCGACCTTGATCGCCTTCATGTCGCCCGCCAGCTCGGCCAGTTCGCCGGCCAGTTCGGTGAACTGGTCACTGGTGGGCAGGTGCTTCATCTGCTGCTCCAGCACGGTCAGTCGGTTGTCCTGCCCGGCAAGGCGCTTGGCCAGCGCCTCGGCTTCGACCTTCGAGCTGGCTCGGCGAGCAGCCATCAGCGAAAACAGACCCACCACCACGGTGAACAGGAACTGGCCGAGGCGCAGCAGGTAGTCAAAATCCATCAGGGCTTGTCCTTGTTGTGTAGGTCGATCAGTGCATTCAGCTGCGCAAGGTTGGCGAGCGCCCAAGCGCCGTAGTCACGCGCATGGGCCAGGATGTCAGCCGCGGTAACGCCGCTTTCCAGTAGTTCGGCGTCAGAGCCGGGGGCGGGCCAGGCCGCTTCTTGAGAGCCGGCGTAGGCTCGGCAGCCGGCTGGAGCTGGGGCAGTGGCTCCAAGCGCTGCGTTGAAGTCGCGCAGCCAGCCACAAGTGACAACGAAGCGAGGAGCAGCCACAGGGGCAGCGCCGCGCGCCGGGGTGTATTGAGTCGAGACACGGTTGATGCGCTCCTGTGTGAGTTGCTGCTTGAGCCGGCCGATCTCGTCCTGGGCATCCAGGAACACCAGCTCGGCCTGGTTGGCGCGCTCCACCTGCTGGCGGTAGAGCACCAGGTTCTGTTCGGCGGCGTCGGCGCGCAGCTTCTGGTGCTCCTCGCGCAGATCGGCAACGGCCTTGTCGCCCTTGGCCTGGGCGGCGCTGTGGCCCCGGTCATACTGGCTCTCGCCGTATGCCCACATCAGGTACATGAGCGTCACGAAGATCGGCACGTACCAGTAGTCAGCGACCCAGCCGATGACGTTTTTCATCACCGCCCCTTACGCTTGAGTCGGCGCCGCAACCAGCGCGGCATGGGTGGTCGTTTGTCCGCGCGTTCGGGCGGCCACAGCTGGGCCGGGCGAACGCGGGGCGGCGGCGATGCGAACAGCTCGGCGGCAGCCAGCCAGTTCCGGGAGCAGGCGGCAGGCGAACTGCTGGTCAATGTGGCGAGCAGAAACAGCGTTGGAATCTTCATGGCGGCTATACCTGTCGGCGCACACGCCAGGCCCCCAGCCGGCAGCCGCATACATGGGCTCCCAGCGCAGCAGGATGGCGCGCGGGTAATGGCGGTTCTCGCGGAAGTTGGCAGCCGAGCGGCCAGCGTTATGCCGCTCGACGGAATCGAACCAGGCCAGCGGATCGGCCCCCTTAGCCGAAGCCAGCCTGCGGTCACGATTCACCCAGCCATTGCCGCCGTTGTAGCCGGCCAGCACGAAGGCCCAGCGGTCACACTCGCTCACGGCCTGGTTTCGTTCGTAGAGCCAGCGGTCGAACGCCACCATGGCGCGCAGTGCCCAACCTGGGTTGTACGGCTGCGCCGGGCCCAGGCTGCGCGGGTACAGCTCGGCCATCCAGTCGGCCGTCGCGGGCATGAACTGCGCCAGGCCCTCGGCGCCGACCGGCGAGCGAGCGTTCACCCGCCAGGCGCTCTCCTGGTGAACCTGGGCGGCAAAGGTCGCCACAGGCGCCCCCAGGCCCCATTCGGCATGCGCAGCGCGCACAAGGGTGCGGCGGTGCTGCTCGGCAGCGGTCGGGATGCTTGCAGCATCTGCCTTGGGCACGATGAAGATGCCGATGGCGAACACCAGCAGGATCAGCGGCCACAGGAACAGGCGCGGTTCGACCATCCAGATGATCGCCAGGTCATTGCCGGCCTCGGCCAGCCAACGCTTGAGGCGGTTCACGACTACAGCCCCAGCGTCAGGCCGAGGATGCAGGCCAGCACAATCAGAGCTCGCCGCAGCCAGGCACCAACAATGTGGATGCCGCCGATGCACTCATGCGGCCGGGCTTCGGTCAGGAACACCGCGCGGTCGATGTAGTAGCCCAGCACGGCGCCGAGCGTCACCAGGCTGGCCTTGTACAGCACCACCTGCAGCTGCTCGGGTCGCACGAACCAGATGGCGGTCAGCAGCATCAAGGAGATAACAGCGAAAACGGTCATGCGCGGCAGGAGGCGGCGCTTGGGCTTGTTCTGGCAGGTGGCCATGGGTTGCGCTCCGAGGTTGGCCATTCCTTGGCCTGTTGCTGTGCTCATGCCGGCGGTCCTACCGGGGGAGAGATCACAGCTTCGCCTCGCGCGCGCGCGGAGTAATTTGGACGCGGCAAAAACAACAAGGGCGCCATTGCGGCGCCCTTGTAAGCTAACAGCGGTTACTCATCCTCTGGCTTAGATCGGGGCACATAGTTACCCAGTTTCTTGTACTCATTCAGTGTTTCGTTCCGGCGCTCCTCATGAGCGGTATGGCTGGCAACGATATCTGCAGGCACAAAAGACAAAAGTACTGTCCACAACTGCCACAAGGTCAATGACGCAAGAACCCCGTAGGACACGCCTCGCAGTGGTGTGACGTATGGCAACAGAAGGTCAATGCGCTTGAGCAGCGGCGCAAGAACGCCGATGAAGAGAATGATGCACAAAATGGCGGTGGAGTGAACGATAGGTGTGAACAGCGCACCTATTTTGCCGCTCCCATTGCCGGCTGTACCGCCTGGCTTTTGAAACGACATCCTCAACCGCTCAGGGTAGATAATCGCAAGCCAGGCTCCGACCACTGCAAAGATAATCGACGCCGTCGTTCTAAGCGCTTCATACAGAGGCCATTGCTCAGAGAACGGTACCTCTTGCCCAAGGACAACAGCACTACACACGACGATCACAGAGATCGACCATGCTAGGCACTTGAGCGCATTTCTCTTCATTTGAGCAGCCGTAGTATTTCCGCTTGGTTAGCTGTTAGAGCCTTCAACAGGGACTCAGCGTTGACGACCTCAAGGTCATTCCTGGTGATATCCAGATCAAAATCACTGCGCGCCAGAGAATGGCTGAGCCAGTGAGGTGCCGGGTTCCCCTTCAGTTTGAAGCCGTAATCATCCCATTGCCTTTCATGCCCGGCATTCCAGTCCTCAATGATAGCCTCGATGTCCTCTCTTGAAACCTGGACAGGCAGCTCATACTGCACCTTGACTTCGTCCGGCTGCTGATTCGCCTGCCTCAGATGAGTCCACTCCATTAGTCGTTGCCAGCGGTCCAGCTGCTCTGGCCTGTCCAGATCCAGAGCGGTTTTGCGCACAATCTTCCGAACTGCATCTGCGTTATTGAGAATGAAATCATGTGCGCCGGGCTTTCTGAGCAGTTGCGGCCTGAAGCGTGGATTTAGGCTTTGCGTTGGCTGCCCTTCACCCTTGCTGTAGCCGGCAATTTCCAGATCAATCCCAGGAGCCGGATCAGTCCAGACAACGTGCTTGGAGAAGGACTCCAAGAAAGACTCCATGTACAGCTGCAAAGGTTTCAGACCGGTAACCAGATGCTGGAACCGAATGCTGGCCAATACATTCTGCTTGGGAATAAACCAGAAGTAAGTCGCAAAGCCCGGAATGCCACCCTCTGGCACAGCATTCATCACCACTTTCGGATTGCCTACATTTGAGGTTCCGATTACGGCTGCAACCTTACCCTCGGTGCCAGGGGTCTGGTTCCACATGGTTACCACGAAGCTGCTAGCTCCCTGCGTGATATCCATCAGATAGGCCGGTAGAAATTCCGCCCCGTCAGCTGCCTCATAGGTTTTGGTCGCAGCGAGCTGCTTGCCGTTAGACCAGTTTGAAAGATCGGTAAGCATGCTTTGCAGGCTACCAAAGGCGGGAGCATCGGCCTCTCCGCGAGGGTAGTAACCACATTGAGAAACGCGATAGAACGTGATCTTGGCTTTTTCTACGGGCATTCATTGCTCCAGGCAGAAGAGAAAGTGGCTTGGGAGTACGGGCGCATAGATCGCAGTGCTACTGCTCCATGATCAGCTTGTACCGATGCCGGTATTCCTCATAGCTCAGGCCGGGTGTGTTGCGTAGCTCCTGCAGTTGCTGCTCTTTGGTCGAGCCGGTCACTGTGCTTGCAGGCGCAGCCTGGCGCTGGGCCGGGGCCAGAGGCATGCTGTGCTCTTGCTGCCGGCTGGCGTAGTTGCAGCGCTGCCGCGACTTGGCGTCGCTGAGCTGGGCCAGGCGCTTGTTGGCGCTGTCCACCGCGGCGTCGCGCTCCATCAGGTTGCCGATGCCGAAGTCGCCCAGGAACGACAGCACCGAGCGGCCATCGAATTCGCTCTCTTCGCGTACATGCGCCAGGAAGCCATGCACCTTGGCTTCCTCCAGGTCGATCTCGCGGCACGTCATCGTCTGCCGCTCGAATGAGGTCAGCTCAGGTTGTCGACCATAGTTTTTGGTGGAGCAGCCAGCCACAGCGACAACGGCCAACGCGGTAAACACTAACGCCCTAGTCTTCATTCCCTTCATCCTCGTTGTTGTTAACCAGCGACTGTCGTCCGACACCCCTCCGATGTCTGGCAACAGATAGTTCTAACTATGGGTTGCGTAAGCTACTCCTCAATCGCTCCCGTGCTCATCGTTGACCGGCTCCCGGTCGCGGCGCACCAGATCAATCACGCGCAGCCGATCCTGGTAGTGGTTGAGGGCGTAACGCTCGAAGTCGGCATTACGCTGGAAGGGAATCATCACGGCAGTCAGCGCAATTGCCCAGGCCGCAGCTACCAGACCGCTGAACAGGGCCGGCTTGAGCAGGCTGATGGTGCCGAACAACCCGATGGTGCAGAACAGCATCACCAGCACCAGCCCCGTGGGGCGCATTCGCCGCTTCGCCTCGGCCTTCTTGCGCTGACAGCGCACACGCTCAACGCTCAACTCCTCATCGGACATCAGCCACAGCTGGGACGCTGGAGATTCGATATCGATCTCGTAATAGTCCCGGCCAGCGATGCGGTTGTTGCTCCCCTCAACCTGGATACCCACGGCGTTACTCCTTCGTTTCGTTGAAATCCCTGCCTGCTACGCGGTGGCCGCTTCCTGAAACCGTCATATGCGCTGATTCGCTCTGAGCCTTCGACTTGGCCTTGGACTTCTTGCCTCGTCCAGTCAACACCGCCACTGCTTCCATCTGCTGGCCCAGGCTAGCGGCGCTGTAGAGCTGCAATAGCTCTGCCTCGGCGGCAGTCATATGGGCCGACGTCGGCCCATTTGAACTTTGAAGTTGGTCGCCCGTGAGCGGTTCACTACCGCTCGAATGCGCAGGCGCCTGCGTATTTGAACGCTGCCCAGTGACCACATAAATGACATCAGCCCCCAGGCTCCCCAATACAACCAAGTAGTTCAGGGGAATGTTCCCCTTTGCCAGCCAGTTGTAGACCGTATTGCGTGCAACTCCGGTGTTTTGGGAGACGAACGTAACGCCAAGCCGGTTTACCTCTCCTTCAAGGCGATCTCGATAACTGCTCATATTTTTGCGCACCCACAGTTGCACTGCTCAATATATTGAGCAATACTCGATTCACACCAACGCACTGCACATGCGCTGACTGATTAGCAATCTTTAAGCAGACAGGAACACCGCCATGAACGTCCCTTATCCGCTCCCTACCCGCAAGCCGTACTCGGGCGAACGAGTCAAAGAACTCTTCCAGGCTGAAGGCGTTGCCATCAGCGCCTGGGCTGAAGCCAACGGCTACAGCCGCCATCAGGTGTATTGCGTGATCAACGGCCAGTTCAAGGGCCGTCGCGGTACCTCCCACGAAATCGCACTCAAGCTCGGCATGAAGCTGTCCGCAGAGCAGCTTGCTGCCGCCGCCTAAAACCGCCTCCCAAGCCCCTAACCACAACAGCAGCGAGGGTCACTGCCATGACCGACCAGCCGCAAGTTGCGCTCGAAGAGATCGAGCTGATTCCCCACCCCATGGACGCCTGGCGTGCATCGCTCAACGCGCTGATCGCCTGCGCACCTGGTGATGGCCCAGCCATCGCCGCTCACCTGGCCGAAGCCCGCCAGCAGGCCCTGGTGTTCGTCGACCGCACCCCGGCCAGCGCCGGTACTGCAAAGCTGATCGATCGCCTGATGCTGATCGGTGCTGGTCGCCTGGTCAGCGACAAGCTGCTCGCCACCGGCAACGCGATAGAGCAGCTCGATGGCCTTGGCCGGCGCCAGCGCCTGGCGAGGGCCATGGGTACTTCTACCCAGTCCGTTTACCGCCATATCCTCTCCCTGGCTGAAGCCTTGGGCATCAATGAAGCCCAGGCGCTCAAGCATCTGGAGACTCGGCATCTGCATGGTGCTGATCAATGATCAGGTTCGCCCACGCATCCAGCTCCTTGAGCAGCAAGCGCCGAGCGCGCGGGTCGGCGGCAATGGACGTAGGCCCAGTGCGCCGTGCGCGGCATTCATCGGCCAGCGCCTGCGGTTCAATGATGCCGTGCCGCATGCAAGCAACCAGCAAGTGGTTGATCACACATGCCTGCGCCTCGACTTGGGCCCGCAACTGCTCTACGTCGTCCATCGCTGCTACCGCCTTGCTTCTGCTGGTGAATGTACCTGATTCCATTGTGCCAATGGCAACGCTTTTGCCCAGCAGCAAAAACGCAGTTTGTTTGGCGCCATGCCATGGCGCGTCTCTGGAGGCCTTCCAATGAAGAAGCGCAACTGGAAGAACGCCCAGCCCAGCAGCATCCGCCAGGCCATGGAGTGGTCGCTGGACTTCGCCAAGGAGCGGCACAACCTCAGCGTCGAGCGCATTGCTGAGCGCATGGGCCAGGCCAACCACTGGGCCCTCTACAAGTGGCTCACCGAAGGGCGCATGCCTGCCGTGCTGATCCCGGCTTTCGAGCATGCCTGCGGCATCGCCCTGATCAGCCGCTGGCTGGCCAGCACCAGCGGCAAGCTGCTGATCGACATTCCGTCCGGCCGCACTTGCACCGCGCAGGACGTTAACGAGCTGCAGGCCGTACTCAACGCCACCACGGGTGCCCTGATCGCCTTCTACCAGGGCCAGGTCGATGCCGACGCTGCCCAGGCAGCGCTGCAGGCCGGCCTCACCAGCCTGGCCTGGCACCGCGCCAACGTGCAGCAGCACGCCAACCCACAACTGGATCTAGGAGAGCAGGCATGAGCCCGGAAAGCCTCGCCCTAATCATGGACATGCACGAAGCCCTGGAGCCGTTTGACGGCTTCCGCGAGTGGAACGCCGTCAGCCAACGGGCGTTCGCGCGCCACTGCCAGAACCTCGGCAAACCCCTTGCTCAGCTCACCATCGAGGATCTGCAAAAAGCAGCTCAGGCCGCCGACGAAGCGGCCGCCGACTACTTCGCACTGCTCAGGACTCCAGCATGACCACCCCACGCACCTCCGACAGCGGCGCGCGAATCCTCCGCGTGCTCAAGGCCCTCAAGGGCTACAGCCTCCACGGCATCAGCAATGGCGAGCTGGCCAAGGGGCTCGGCGAGAGCCCGGCCAACATCAACCGCGCCGTCAACACCCTGATCGCCGAAGGCCTGGCCGTGAAGCTCGACAACGGCCGCTTCGCCCCGTCCATCGCGCTGCTGCAGATCGCCCAGGCCCACGCCAACGAAATGAGCGCAGCGCAACACCGCATCAACGAAATCAACCAACGCGTGCTGGCCGGGGCCAGCCGCTAACAACAAGGAGCACGCCATGAACTACACCAAACTGGCCCAGCACCTGCTGCGCGGTGGCGATCGCCACAGCAGCATCTATGTCGAGGGCCTCTGCGCCGCGCTCAAGCTGCGCATCGAGGGTGAGCCCACCACCGTCAACTACCCGCAGGGCAGCCTGGAGTTCGATGCCTACTACTACGGCTGCCGCCGTGGCGCCGACGAGTTTCGCAATGCCCTTGTAGAAGCCAATGGCAACCGTGCCGAGGCCATCGAGCGCCTGCGGGCGCTGGCTGGCGAAGCGGCACAGAGGGCCGCCTGATGGAGCGTGATGACCTGAACCGCGCCATCGGCGAGCTGGCGACAGCCCTCAATTACCGCCTGCTGAGCCTGGCCATGGCTGGGGACGGGATGCGCACTTTGACCAGCATCGGCCACCGCCCCGAGGCCATCTCTGCTGCTGGCGGTAACGAGCTGAAAGCGCAGCTGCTGATCGGCCTGGTCAACCGCCTTGAGGAGCTTGTCCGTGGCGGCCTTTCCCTCAAGGCAAGCCTCGACGCATTGCGCCATGAAGGCTGGCTGAAGCGCTTCGACAACTTGGATATGCAGGAGTAGCAACATGGCCCGTACTGCCAACAAGCCAACCGATATCACCCCGGATGTAGACCTTCCCGAACAAGCCTTGTCGGAGCTGCAGAACACATCGAGCAAGCTGGAGCAGGCTTTCACCGAAGAAATGCGCCAGGTCACTCAGTTGATCGGCGAGCGCATCGGCCGCCGTTCCATGGCGCAGATGATCACCAAACTGTTAACCGTTACGGATGTTCTCGACCTGCAGCACATCAAGGAATCCAGGCAATACAAGGGTTTCACCCATATCGACGAGGATGGAAAGTCGCAACGCATTACGACTTGGGCCGAATACTGCCGCCTGGTTGAGAAGAAATCCCCGGAGTCTATTGACCTCGAAATCAACAACCTCAACCAGCTCGGCGAAGAGCTGTTCGACAGCATGCGCAAGGTCGGAATCGGCCCCGGCAAGATGCGGGATATCCGCAAACTGCCAGACGACGCCAAGTCGGCCCTGATCGAGGCCTCCAAGCAGGGCAACTTCGAAGCCGTGCAGGTGCTGGCCGAGGATCTGATCCACGCCCACACCAAAGAGAAGGAAGAGCTGCAGAAGAAGCTCACCGACACCCAGGCCGACTACGACGCCCTCGGCGAGGTGCTCAGCAAGAAGAGCGCCGAGCTGGATCGCACCAAGCAGGATCTGGAGAAGGTCAAGCGCCGCATCGAGACCATGTCGGCCGACGACGCCGCCAAGGAGCTGCGCCAGGAGGTGGTGGGCATCGCCTTCGAAGCCGAGGCTGACATCAGCGGCAAGCTGCGCGCCGCCTTCGCCAGCCTGGAGCAGCACGGCAGCGAGACCGGCAGCGACCACCGCAACTTCCAGGCCCAACTGATCGCCCACCTGCAGCGCCTGCTCGGCGAGCTTAAGGCCGAGTTCCAGCTGCCCGAGGTGGGCGAAGAAGAGGACTTCGCCTGGATGCAGCAGGACGGCCTCAAGCCCATCACGGATGCAGAGGCCTAACCCATGAGCGCCGTCATTACCCAACGCCTGGTCGACCTGGACCGCTCGCTGCAACGCGCAGCGCGCGGCCAGCGTACCGCCCTGTGCCGGGCTGCGGCGCAGGAGCTGGGCCTGAGCCTGGCAACCCTATACCGCAAACTGGAGGAAGTGACCGTGGCCGCTGCTCCCCGTAAACGCCGCGCTGATGCCGGCCAGAGCGCGCTCACCCGCGAGGAGGCGCTGACCATCAGCGCCACCTTGATCGAGTCCGCCCGCCGCAACGAAAAGCGCCTCTATTCCCTGGGTGATGCCGTCGAGGCGCTGCGCGCCAGCGGCATGATCCGCGCCGAAGCCGTCGACAAGGTCAGCGGCGAGATCCGCCCGATGTCGCTCAGCGCCATCAGCCGCGCCCTGTATGCCTACAAGCTGCACCCTGACCAGCTGCTAGCCCCGGCGCCGGTGACCGAGCTGCAGAGCCTGCACCCCAACCACATCTGGCAGGTGGACGCCTCGCTGTGCGTTCTCTACTACCTCAAGCCCACCGCCGAGAAGAACGCCAACGGCCTGCGCGTGATGGAGGCGGACCAGTTCTACAAGAACAAGCCCAAGAACCTCGCGCGCATCGCCGCCGACCGCGTCTGGTCGTATGAGATCACCGACCACGCCAGCGGCTGGATTTACCTCCAGTACGTGATGGGCGCCGAGAGCGGCGAAAACCTCAACAGCGTGCTGATCAACGCCATGCAGGAGCGCGGCGGCGCCGACGTCATGCACGGTCGGCCCTTCGGTCTGATGATGGACCCAGGCTCAGCCAACACCGCCGGTATGACCAAGAACCTCTGCCGCAGCCTGGGCATTCAGATGATCGTCCACGCACCTGGTGCTGCTCGCGTCACCGGCCAGGTGGAGAACGCACGGAACCTGATCGAGCGCAAGTTCGAGGCTGGCCTGCGCTTCCAGCCGGTGGCTGACCTGGACGAGCTGAACGCCCTGGCAGCCAAGTGGCGCATGCACTTCAACGCCACCGCCAAGCACAGCCGCCACGGCAAGTCGCGCACCGACGTGTGGCTGACCATCCGCCAGGAACAGCTGATCAAGGTGCCCAGCGTCGAAGTCTGCCGCCAGCTGGCCGTGGCCGAACCCGAGAGCCGCAAGGTCAACACCAAGATGCGCGTCAGCTTCCAGGGCCGCGAGTTCGATGTATCAGTGGTGCCGGACGTCATGGTCGGCGACAAGATCATGGTCACCCGCAACCCCTGGAACGATCAGGCCGCCCAGGTGGTGACCGTCGATGCCCACGGCCACGAGGTGTACTACCTGGTGCCTGCCATCGAGCGCAACGAGCTGGGCTTCGACGTAACCGCCCCGGTGATCGGCGAAGCCTTCAAGCGCATGGCCGACACCCCGGCCCAGGTGGCACGCAAGGAGGCCGCCAAGCTGGCCATGGGCGCCGACACCGAGGAAGACGTGGCAGCGGCCCGCAAGGCCAAGGCCATCCCGTTCGGTGGCCAGCTGCAGCCCTATAAGCACATCGACGATGCCCAGCTGCCCACCTTCATGCCGCGCCGTGGCACTGAGCACGAACTGGCCGCGCCTACCGTCGTCGCGCCGCCGCTCAGCATCTTCGCCGCTGCCAAGCGCCTGCAGGCGCGCTTCACCGACTGGAGCCCGGAGCACTACGCCTGGCTTAGCCAGCACCACCCGGCCGGCATCCAGGAAGAAGCCCTCGATAGCGTCGAGGCCAGCCTGCGCGCCGCCTTCACCCGCCGACCAACCCTTTCCGTCGTAGGAGGTGCGTGATGCTCAAGCTCAAAGCACTGCTGCGCTACCACAACCTGGGCCAGGCCGACCTGGCCCGCGAGTTGGGCCTGAGCCGCCCGACCATTTCCCAGCTGATCAACCACAGCATGTGGCCCAAGACCATCCCGCAGGAGGACTTGAAGGCGCGCATCGTCGCCTGGCTGGAGAGTTTCAACGTCACCGGCATGCAGCTGGTGGGCATTTTCGAAGAGGAGGAGAACCAGGAGCAGAACACCAAGGTGGCCGCTGGGCGCTGCAACGCCCAACGGCCTGAGCACCGCAATCCCAAGAAGCCAATCGAGGAGCCCGACACAATGCTACTACGCGCAACCAAACTGACACAGCAGGCACGCCAGCACTTCGGCATGTTCGGCGACCCGTTCGCAGACCCGCGCACCAGCGCTGATCTGTTCGTCTCGCCGGATATCCGCTACGTGCGCGAAAGCCTCTACCAGGTCACGCGCTACGGCGTATTCCTGGCGATCCTGGGCGAGTCCGGCTCGGGCAAGTCCACCATCCGCAAGGATCTGCACGAACGCCTGCGCACTGAAGACAAGCCGGTGATCGTCATCGAGCCCTACGTCATCGGCATGGAGGATGACGACTTCAAGGGCAAGACCCTCAAGGCCATGCACATCTGCGAGGCGATCCTGGCCACCGTAAGCCCCGGCAGCAAGATGCCGCGCGGCCTGGATGCCCGGTACCGCGCCGTGCACAACGTGCTGCGCGAGTCGCACCGCATGGGCAACCGCCACGTCCTGGTGATCGAGGAGGCCCACGCCATCCCGGTGCCGACCCTCAAGCACCTCAAGCGCTTCTTCGAGCTGGAGGACGGCTTCGAGAAGCTGCTCAGCATCGTGCTGATCGGCCAGAGCGAGCTGGCCAACAAGCTCAGCGAGAAGCGCGCCGACGTGCGCGAGGTGGTGCAGCGCTGCGAGGTGGTGAAGCTCAACCCGCTCGACCAGCACCTGGGCGACTACCTCAAGCACCGCTTCAAGCTGGTCAACAAGCCGCTGGAAGAGGTGATGGACGAACCGGCCATCGAAGCCCTGCGCAGCAAGCTCACCGGTACCGGCTCCAAGGAGAACGGCTCGGTGCTGTACCCGCTGGCCGTGCACAACATGCTGGCCGCTGCCTTCAACCAGGCTGCCCTGGTCGGCGCCACCCGCCTGTCGGCGGACATCATTGCGGAGGTGTGAGCCATGGCCACAGCCAACGTCATCCCGCTCAGCGCCAAGATCGCCGCCGATATCTCCATCCAGCACGCGCTGCCCATGTGCACCGTGCTGACCCCTGAACTGGCCGACAAGCTCCGCGCCCTCAACGACATGACCCGCCGCCTGCGCGCGGTGGGCGTGCGCATCGAGGCCGCATCGCCGCTCGACGGCAAGATCTTCATCAAAGCCGAGGACTCCGACCAGCTCGCCGCATCGTTCCGCAGCGAATGGCGCAGCCCGAGCTGGAGCACCAAAGGCGTCCACACCATCAACAGCGTCCGCCTCGGCGGCTGCTACGTCTGCTGGCTGACGCCGGCAAAGGGGTTGCCGTCATGAGCCAGGCCGAACAACTGCAGCTGGAGCTGACCGAGATGCGGGAGTCCATGCAGCGCATGGACGATCGCTACAACCAGCTCTCGCTCGCGCTGCACCACCTCACCCAGGCCAGCAATCTGCTCTGCGCTCAGATCGCTGTGATGTGCGAGGCCCACATGGCCGGCGATAACGCGCTGGTCATGCGCCAGGTCGAGCAGTTCACCCAAGCCTATCGCGCCAACCTCAAGCCCGCTGACGGGAGGGTGCATTGATGAACCTCAATCAGCAGAAGCCATACGGCTATCTCCGCGAGACTGACGGCAACGTCCAACTAAGCATTGGCCCCGTTCGCCCTGCTAATCGTTCAGGGGGTATTTCGACCCCTTGGGCTGCCATCTATGCCGAGCCACAACCACAACGGAGCCCCTTACTCGAAACCCGCCTGCGCGAAGCCCTGGAGCTGCTCAAACGCAGCGCCGGCTACGCCTCGGCCTACCCGAGCATCGGCGGCCACAGGCTGAGTACCGAGATCAGCGAGTTCCGCGGCCAAGTACTGGCCGAACTCGACCACGCCACCCAACAAGCCGAGGAAGAGACCCATGGCTGAGCAAATCGACATCCCCGCCGGCTTCGTCAAGAACGCCGCCGGCCACCTGGTGCCGGAGCACCAGGTGCGCGAACACGACAAGTTGCGCGACCAGGTCGCCGGCGATCTGGCCAAGCAGGCCGTGGCCATCAGCGAGGCGCTGGGCGCGTTCAAGGCTAAGGCCCTGGGCGATATCGCCGACCTGATCGCCATCTCGGCCGAGAAGTACCAGGTCAAGCTCGGCGGCAAGAAGGGCAACGTCTCGATCGTCACCTACGACGGCCGCTACAAGATCGAGCGCGCCATGGCCGAGCGCATCACCTTCACCGAGGAGATCCTCGCGGCCAAGGAGCTGATCGACCAGTGCATCCGCAAATGGAGCGAAGGCGCCGACCAGCACCTGCGCATCCTGGTCGACCGCGCGTTCCGCGCCAACCGCCAGGGCCAGATCAAGACCGGCGACGTGCTCAGCCTGCTTCGCGTCGAGATCGAAGACCCGGACTGGCAGCGCGCGATGGAGGCCCTGAAGGACTCCATCCAGGTCAACGGCACCGCCGTATACATCCGCGTCTACCAGCGCGTCGGCAACACCGACCGTTACGACCCGATCAACCTGAACATCGCGGCGGTGTGAGATGGCTACCCCGACGAAAAAGCAGATTGCTGCCGGGCAGCGCCGCAGCCTCAAAGCGATGCGGGCGAAGCTGCTGGAAATGGCGGCGGCCTGGGATGAGGTCGACCAGTACCACCTGAACATCCTGGAAGAAGCTGCAGACAAGCTGCTCGATGTTCATAGCGAGCTGCTCGAAGCCGCAGAGGAGGAGTGACATGCCAACCCTCGAATGCACCGTGAAGTACTACATGGGTGCCTACCAGACCAACACCGTGCGCAGCCAGCGCGCCAGCTGCAGCCACTCCGAGGACGAGGCCGTGCGCCACCTGGGCGTGAAGCTGTTCGGCGAGCAGCTCGACCACGTCGAGCGCATCGATCTCAAACCCAGCGATCAGCCGGGCATGAGCCGCTGGCTGATCGTTGGTCGGGAGGCGTGATGTCTATCTCGAAAGGCGTACTCAGCAAGATCCACATCGCCAAGGGCCAACTGGGCATGGATGACGACAGCTATCGCGCGCTGCTGCGCCGCGTTGCTGGCGTCGAGTCCTCGAAAGACCTCAACTCGCGCCAGGCCGGGCGGTTGATGGTCGAGCTGGAGCGCCTGGGCTTCAAACCGAAGCCCAGCAGCAAGGCAGCAGGCAAGCCGCACAACGCCCAGCAGCTCGGGCCGCGCATCGACAAGATCGAGGCCCAGCTCGCTGACATGGGGCTGCCGTGGGCCTATGCCGACGCCATGGCGTTGCAGATGTTCAAGGTTCAGCGGGTGGCCTGGCTGAAAAAGGCCGAGCAGCTCGACGCCCTGATCGCTGCACTGCACGTCGAGCAGGAGAAGCGCCAGCTGCTCAATCAGGTGGAAGCCCTCTGCAAGCGCCTCGGGGTGGACACTCCAGAACGCCTGGAGGGTTTGGAAGAACTGCCCGAGGGGTGGCGCAGGCAGCGTCCAATCCTCAAGGCCCTGGTGGATGCCCTGAATGCGGCGGTCAACGCGCAGGAGGGCGACTGATGCAGCTGCAATGCCCATGCTGCGGCGAGCAGTTTCCGATCGAGGCCGGCTTCGCAGACGCGGACGGCAAGAAGCTGGCGGCCATGCTCGCCGGCCTCGATCCGAAGCTGGGCCGGGCAGTGCTCAACTACCTGCGCCTGTTCAGCCCGGCGAAACGCGGCCTGCGCATGACCCGCGCCATCAAGCTGCTGGAGGAGCTGCTCGACCTGGTCAACGCCGGCACGGTGCAAAAGGACGCCCGCACCAACGATTCCAAGCCAGCGCCGCCCAGGATCTGGACGGCCGGCATCGAGCAGATGCTGATTGCCCGCGATCGCCTGTCGCTGCCGCTGGATAACCACAACTACCTGCGCACGGTGGTCTACGGCATCGCCAGCGACCCCGTCCAGGCCCAAGCCGCCGCGCCGGCCAAGCCGGCACGGGCGGCTGCAACCACACAACAGATCCTGCAGGACGCCCTTGGCCGCATCGAAGCCGATCGCCGCCTGGGCCTTATTAATGAAGAGGAAGCCGAACGCCGCATCGCAGCGGCAAGGGGGAACGCATGAGCGCAAAGCCAACAGCCATGGCGGAGAAGCGCCACGAACTACTCAGCGATATCGCCGACCACGTTGCGGCTGTGGTTTCGGAGCACGGTGTCGACGCGAAGATCGCCGAGCAGGCTGGCGCGGCGGTGGTCGAGCATCTCTCGAACACCTGGGCCGGTTCGTGCGTGACATTTCCGAAGGATTTCCGCTGGCGGATCACCCAGCGGGATCTGGAGATCCTGGGCAAGTTCAACGGCCGCAACCACCACGCGCTGGCCGTTGAGTACGACATGACAGAGAATGCGATCTACAAGCTGCTCAAGCGGACGCAGGACAGGAAGTTCGACCGCGACCAGCACAAAATCGACTTCGGCGACGGCCTGTAACTACCTATTAGGAGCCAGCTGATGGCTAGAAAATCATCGCTTGATGCACTACCTGCTGAAGTTAAGGCGCAACTGGTAACCCAGTATCATCATAATCCTGCGTGGACTTTCGTCGACCATACCCAATGGCTGGTTGACCAAGGCTACAGAGTTTCGAAGACGGCCGTGTGGCGCTTCCTAACCACAAGGGGAGACAAAGTGCTTGAGGAGACTCTTGAGGATCAAGGGGATCTGGTTCGCCTGCGTTGCCTTGAGGTAGCGTCAAAACATTCGGAAGGTGCAACGCCTTCTGAGCTGATCGAGTTCGCCGAGCAGCTATTGAGCTGGGTTAACCGCCCGGCTTAACCGTTTCCATGGTGGAAACGGTTTTACCAATTCTCATCCCCCTATAGCTCGGTCAAGGCCCATATATCCCACCTTTATCGCGCTTTCCCGGTGTTATCTTTCTCAAGCCTGCACAACCACTATGGCCCCCGGCGCTCTGCCGGCTGCTATCACAAGCACAACCAAGGCCATCGAGAGCCAGGACGAAGCAGTCAAGGAGCAGAACAAGGCGCTTGAGGCCTACCAGCGCCTGATAGCTGACCTGCGAACAGACGAGGAACAGCTAACCGATCAGATGCGCGAGCGCTTGGCTGTGCTCGACGCGATGCAGGGCATCGAGCCTGATGAGCGTATGAAGGTCGCCGGCCGTATCGCAGGAGCCGCAACCACTGACGCGCCTGAGTTTGGCGGCCTGGATGCTGCCGTGGGTGGCCCGTTTGGCGAACTGCTGAAAATCGATGAGGCTGAGGAGAAGCTGCAGGAGTGGTACGACACTCAGCTTGAAATGCTCGAGCAGTTCCGCCAAGACCGCGCCGACCTCGCCGCAGTGTGGGACGAGGAAGAGCTAGCACTGAAGCAGCAGCACGAAGACGAACTCGCACGAATCGAGCAGGCGCGTCAGATGGCGCAGCTGGCATCGGCAGAAAGCATCTTCGGAGACCTGGCAGGACTTACAAAGACCTTTGCCGGCGAGCAGTCCGGGCTCTACAAAGCAATGTTTGCGGTCCAGAAGGCCGCGGCAATCGCTCAATCTGCAGTCGCCATTCAGCAAGGCATAGCGATGGCTGCGGCAAATCCTTGGCCTGTCAACCTGGCCGCTATGGCATCTGTAGCCGCGGCGACAGCTAGTATCGTTAGCAACATCGGCGCTATTGGTATGGCGCACGAGGGTATCGATTCCATTCCGCAGACCGGAACCTGGCTGCTGGAAAAGGGCGAGCGTGTCACTACGGCCGAAACCAGCGCAAAGCTCGACAAGACGCTGAGCGACATCCAAGGCGGGAACACTGGCGGCGGGACCACCGTTAACGTGATCGAGGACGCCAGCAAGCGCGGCACAACAGAACGGCGCACCGGTGCAGACGGACGTGAAGAGGTGAACGTATTCGTGTCGGATATCTTCGGTGATGGCCCGCGAGCCAGAGCAATCGCGCAGAAGTTCGGCCTAAGCCCAGCCGGTAGATAACCAATGGAGGTTGAGATGATTGATTGCGATGTGGCTGAACTGGAAGAAAAGCTGATTCGAGTAGCTACCGAAGTGTGCGGATATAGGACGATCACTGCGGAAACGCCGATGCACGAGATCAGGGCAATGGCAGAGCAAGCCGGCATGATGTTCGGCCGCAGCTTTGCTGCCGCACTACATTCCGGGCCAATCACTGCCGAGCTTGCGATGGAGATCCGGGCGAGTGAGCAACGTGGCAAGGAGCGATTCGTTGAATCTGCCAGCCAGCTATTCGGCGTGGGCGGTGAATTGCGCGAACTCCTGACGAAGTGAATCAGAAGGGGTGGCGCAATCCTTTAGGCCGCCCCGCTGCAAGACCGCCTCCGAAGGTTTCCTTTCACTAACCGCAACAATTTTAGGGCGGCAGATGTCACACACCTACGGCCGACCGGCGCAAGAAACAATCAAGATACCCGCAGAGCTCGCAGTTCTGATCGTGAAAAAGGCGTGCCGGTAGCAGAGAAGCTAGAGAACGAGTCTATCGACCAGATGACCAGGGACGTTCGGCGCGCGCTGCAGCGTGGCACCGACCCGGCTGTGATCGTCAATCAGATGGGTCTATAGGGAGGGGCGTGCAAAAAGCCCGAGAACCGTTAATGCAGGAAACCCCGACCTCAGCCACGCGCGGATTTTCCTCCCGTTAACGGACCTGTTAACAATGTTAACGCTCGCATAAGGCTGGGCACTTTGCACCCACACTGCACCCATGGAGAGGAGCCGGCGCAGGCTCTAAATCGCGGAAGGCCGCATGAAATCTGGCGTCCCAGGCGAGGTTCGAACTCACAACCTTCCCCTTAGGAGGGGGATGCTCTATCCAATTGAGCTACTGGGACATCACGCGGCGGGCATGGTAACGAGCCAAGCATGATTTGTCATGCGCATCGTAGACCTGATGCCATGCAGCCTCCTACAGCCGAATACACCTCTCACACATAGCAATGCAAATTGCATGACCGCTATTAGCCATCCGTGCAAAGCGCAAGCAATACTCGCCCCACCACAACGCCAACTTATTGATTTATATCAGTTTTTATCCAGATAAACTTTGGCACAGCTACTGCAATAGCTAGGCAAAGTTAACGTGACGCGAAGGATAACGCTCATGATCAAGTCGGCTTTTCTTCTTACTACAGGCTTTACATTTGCCGCCCTGACAGCCTCGCAGCTGCCATCCACCGAACCGCAGCAACAGCGATACGAGCCCTCTTCCCAGTTCTCAATTCAGCGCACGAGCAATTCGGAACGCGCACAGATCACCACCCTCAACTCAGGCGAGGCGAGCGTGCTCACTCAACCGCAACGCTGGGTGTTCTAAGGGATTCAGTTGAGCGCGGATGGTTCCGCAAAAGGAGTTACTCATGTCCAGATTTGCATTGACTTGCTTGCTTCTTACCGCAGCGTGCGGCTACGGTGCCTTCTTGGCCCCCCAAAGCCTGGCGACCTTGGATACCTTGTGCAAAGCAGGACTTGGCATATTCGGAAGCTTATCCCTGATCGCACTCATGATCGGACGCAGGATCAAGTTCGATCCAGTGCTGCGCTAAGACCCCACAGTCGGACGATAATTAGACTGGTTCACAGTAAAGGCATTTTGATAGCACGAGCACTTTACTAATCAGAATATCGACGTACAATTGGCGTCATGAAGCCGTCTCCTAATTTTTAACCTGGCTGACGGAACAGCGAGTACTGGTGGTTGTCAGACCGGTGACTACCCCGGCAATACGCCAGCACGCCCACCTGACTAACCGGTTAATTATGCGCCCTATGAAACAGGCAGTTTATTCCAGCCGTACGGCTGACAAATTCGTTGTTCGGCTTCCCGACGGCATGCGTGAACGCATCGCCGAGGTAGCGCGGAATCATCACCGCAGCATGAACTCAGAAATCATCGCCAGATTGGAGCAGAGCCTGTTGCAGGAAGGCGCACTGGATGAAGATCTGAGCATGCGTCTCGACAGCCCAGAGCTGTCTCTTCACGAGCGAGAGCTTCTGCAGCGCTTTCGCCAGCTCGCTCACCGCCAGCAGAACGCGCTCATTGCATTGATCGCTCAGGACACCGAGCTCGCCAAAGAAGATTGA